TCACCAGTCGCTGACGGCCTTCTTCTTGCCGGCGCGGGCGTAATTCACGTAGATCTCGCTGCTGTCCACCGTGCGGTGCCTGAGCTGGTCGCGCACGGCCAGGATGTCGCTGGTCTGCACGTAAATCTCGGTGCCCGCGTGGTGGCGCAGGCCGTGCACCTCGCGCCCACCGTAACGCACCCCCGCCGCCGCGCACGCTTTTTGCAGGGTGTTCTCCACGCTGCGTTTGGTGCGCAGGCTCAGCAGGTGCGGCCCGTAGCCCGGCGTGGCGTCCAGCCAGCGGCGCAGGACATGCGTGGCGGTGCGCGAGAGCGCCACCTCCTGGCGCTTCTGACCCTTGCCGGTCACCACCAGATAGGGCTCGCGCTCGTCGAGATGGATGTCCTTTCTGAGCACGGTGGTCATCTCGGTGGCCCGCAGGCCGGCGTGGGCGCCCAGCACCACGATCACCGCTTCCTGCGGCCCGGCGACCGCCAGCAGCCGGGCCACGTCCTCGGGCGGGTAGGGCTTGCGCTTCTCCCATCTGGGCACCGGGTCATGCGCGGCCTTCACGTCCGTGAACGGCGCGTACTCGGTGGCAAGTGTCCACCGCAGGGCGGCGTACAGGGCGCGGGCGGCGGCCAGGCGGACACGCACGGTGCTGGGGGCCAGGCCCAGGCCTTCGAGGTACCGGGCATAACGGAAGCCCATGTTGGCGCCCGGGCGCAGCAGGCTGACGCCCGCCCCGCCACTCCATTCGAGGAACACCTTCAAGCCCGTGCGGTACTGCTCCAGCGTGCCGTGGCTGACGCGAGCGCCCCGGCCACCGCGCAGCACCATGAACGCCTCGGTGATCATCCACAATTCCGTTTCATCCCGGTCACGGGCTGCCCGAACCGCCTGCGCCCTGAGGGTTTCGGGTTCCTGGTGGGCGACCCGGTCGGCCCGGCCTTGCAGGTCGAGGTTCGCGGCCATCAATTCCAGGCTCATGCGAGGCATGATAACGACAAAACCCCGCATTTCGCGGGGCTGTCGGTATGAATGTCGGTGTGCTCAGGTCAGAAAGGTCTCCGGAGCGACATGGAAGATGGCAGAGAGTTTTTTCAGCAGTTCTGCGGTCAGGGCTTTTTTCCCGTTCAGCAGGCGGCTGACATTGCTCTGGTCAATACCGAGACGTTGGGCCAGCTCGGTTTGACGCATGTCGTGCTGTTCCATCAGGAACTCAATAAGTTCATGGGCGGGGACAGCAGGAGTGGGGAAGGCCGCGTTTTCATAGGCAGCCGCGTGTTCGATGAGGGTGGCGTAAACGCCAGCAAGTGGGTGCGCTGCATCTTCGCGAACGATCTGACTGAGAGATTCGATCGCACCCATTACTTCCTCGTATTCCGTTTCGTTCTCGATGGGACGCAGAAGAGCCAATGCGGCGGCTGGAAGCGTTCCAAAGGCAGTAACAGTGTGGTTACTGTTGTCACGTAGAGACATATGATCCACCTCCTTTAGGTGGGGCGGCCCGCCCCTCGACGGGCCTGTGGAAGTCAGGGTTTCCAGTTGTTGTAATCGTCGTGCCGCATGAATTCTTTGAGACGAATGACTTTGTACTGGAAAGAGACGGTGGTGATAAGCCGGAAATTCCCACCCTTGATGTTGAAGATGAAGTAATCAGGGGCAACAAAGCTGACATCGCTGAAGGTTTCTTGGAGCTCATGAAGATTTGCGAAGTCATTCTTCTTGCAGATGACGTACCACCTTTCAAGCGGTTCGCGGGCTTCGGGGAATTCCTCAATGAACTGATTGAGGCGTGGACGGGCGAGTACATTCATACCCCTTAACGATATGCGATTTCTACATATAATGCAATAACCGCATAACTGCAAGGATGACTGATCGGCATCGTGAGTCCGTTCATGCTTGACCTGAAACACCTATTTCGGGAAGAAAGCTGATCGAGGAGTGAAACCAGTCAAGCTGGGTCACTCGTGCAAGTTCATCAATTCACAAGGGAGGTCGTTATGCCTGTTCCCCTCACGGCGCAGCCCCAGGTGGCTGCGCCCACGCCCTTTGACCTGACGGTTCGCCACAGCCTGAGCTGCAGTCGCCGGCTGGTCGGCGAGCTTCACTTCGACCGGATCTACCGCCCCACCCTCGACGACCTGGACACCGGGCCACCAGACCGGCATATGTTGCAGGTGCTCCAGCAAAGCCTCATCAGCACCCTGGCCATCGTCGAAACGGGCCGGGATCTGGGCGAACACCTCACGGTGAGCCGCCTCGAAGACACCCTGGCGGACATCCGCGACCGCCTGAGACACGGCGGGATAAAGGCATGACGGCCCCACAGGACATTCCCGGCACGCTCGTCACCGCCGTGGGCTGCGCCCTGGAACTCCAGCGCCTGGCCCCGGCCCCTGGCCTGAGCATCTGCGATCTGGAGGATCTGCTGAACAAACTACGCGGGGCGCAGCAGACCGGACGTCTGGAGGTTACCCCGCTGGAGGTGGCCCAGCTGCACGCCGCGCTGCTGCTGACCTGCGCCGCCGTCCTGAACCCGGAGCTGGCCAGCGCCGTTCGCACCCCGCTGACGGTCAGCCCTGAGCAGCTTCAGGCCGCCAACCGTTTCCTGCGAGGCGGGTTGCCTCCGCAGTGGCAGTCGCTCCATCCGCCGGAGCTGACCGGGCCGCAGGCGGCCCCGGTTTGAGCCGCGCCGAACGCCAGGAACTTTACGAGGACAGCGCGCAGCTGATCCGCGACGCCGAGTACCTGGAACTGAGCGCCGTGGTGTTCGTGCTTGACCCCGCCCGCCCGGACAGCGTGAAGGTCTTCGTGACCAGGGCGCTGAGTGCCGACGCGCGGGAAGCGCTGCGCGACTGGCTTCACATGAATCCCTGAAAGGAGGAATCATGGAGATCACGCCCCTCAAGTTTGAAGGCAACGAAGTCCGCAGCGCCGAGAGCAAGGTCAGCGTGTTTGACGCCCTCAGCGCCCTCGGCGTCAAGAACCCCCGGCACGTCTGGAAGCGTCTGGGAAAAGACAACCCGGAACTCGTGCAGCTGGCTACACGAATTCAGGTGGGCCGTGGACAGCCCACACCGTTTCTGGATCGCCCCGGCCTGATGCAGGCGCTGATGGCGGTGCAGTCGCGCTACCTGAACAAACAGGGACGCGAAATCCTGACGGCCTTCCGGACGTGGCTGGCCCAGCTCGGTGACCGCTACCTCGCCGGCGACATCACCCTCGCTGATGAGATCATCGAGGCGCAGACCGACCCTGAAGCCACTCGCTGGGTGATTCGCCGCGCGCACCACAAACACAGCAGCATCATCCTCAACAGCGCCCTGGCCCGCCACGGCGCGAGCAAACGCGGATACAGCTACGTTCATGACACCCTGAATGTCGCCGTCACGGGCATGACCGCCCGGCAGCTGCAGGCCATGCGCGGCAAGCCCACCACGAAAGACAACTTCGACGAGCAGGAACTGGCCGTGCACGCCATGATGCAGTACGCCACCGTCAATACCCTCGACCAGCACGCCAGCCTGGGCGATCAGGACTGCGTGCGCGACGTCCAGATGGTGGCCCGCGACTTCAATCCCCTGCTGAACAAGTACTTCGGGGGCCGCACCTACCCCGCGGACGGACTGCTCCCGATACCCGTATGAGCACCCCGGAGGTTACCCAGCTCGCGGCCACCATCGCCACGCTGTTCGCCGAGACCCGGCGCACGGCGCAGCCGGCCACCAAGACGCTCAGCAGCGGCCTGATCGTCACCTGCAGCGTGCGCTTCGGTGAGGTCATCGCCCTGACCCGCAAGGATGGTCAGTCGGATATGCACGAGGCGGCCACCGTCGCCCGTGACGCCGGCTGGCCGCACTTCACCACTGAGTGGAGCGACGTGGGGCAAACCCGCTACCTGCTGATCCGCCCCACTGGGCTGCCCCCCGAAATCGACCCGCACGAGGACGCCAACCCCGTGCCGGACAACCCCAGTGACGAAGCCCGCAACGACGCCATCCGCGCCCTGCTGCTCAGTCCTGGCCCCTGGCGCCAGGCGGCCATGAGCCTGCACGATCCCCCGGAGGGCCGCGAGCAGGTGGTGGCGAACTTCCGACCCGTCCAGTTGGCGGACTGGCTGAAGTGGGTGGCCTCGAAATTCCCTGCTGAGTACGCGGCGTACCAGGGCAGACACCCTGAACACCTGCCGCAACTGCCATAACCCTCACATTCCCCCGGCAGACGCGCTATGCTGGGAGCTAACCCCGGAGGTCAACCGAGAAATTCGACCAAATGGGAAACTCCCCGCTTGGCTTGCAGGCCGTTATGCAGGGAGTCTCACCGGGGGTCGTTTTGAAGTTGTTCAAGCGTCGCCAAACGCTTGGGCCTTAGCCTTAGCCCTATGTTACGCGTCACAGGGTGCAGCGGTCAACCGTAGACCGTGAGAGGAAACGTGTAGGAGCAAATCGTGAATATCACGAAGCCGACCACCCCGGTGGTCGAAGCAATTGGAAGACTCAACATCACCGGCAACGTCACCCCTCACGTCTGGTACCTGCGGTCTGAATTCCGCACCGACAGCAACCGCCCGGACCGCAACATGATCACTGCGATGGCAGACATCCTCTACTGGTATCGGCCACGCGAGGTCAGGGATGAGGAACACGGCGGCATCTTCGTTGGCTACGAGCGCAAATTCGCCCGCGAGATGCTTCAGTACGACTACGAACGCCGGGGAGCCATCTTCGGCATGTCGAAACGGGAAATGCAGGAGGCCTGCACCAAGCTCAGCAAGCGCGGCCTGGTTCGAATCGAATATGTCACCGAACGTTTTAAAGGCAAACTTCTCCACAACGTGGTGTACATCGAGCCGGTTCCGGAAGCCATTGCCAGCACGCTGTCCGGGCCCAATGTGGAAGCAGTCGCCAAAGTCAAAGGAGCAGTGCGGGGACGCCATACCAGGAAGGATGAGCCTGCCCCCGATGAGGCACCCTATGACCCGAACAGCGGCGTGGACGATCAGATGCCCAGCGAGGACGGAACGCCGGAAGCCAGTCCCTCTGGCACAGATGAACAGGGAACCTCCCAGAATTCTGGGGAGTTGGAAAATGGAACCTCCCAAAATTTTGAGATAGGAACCTCCCAAAATTTTGAGCGACAGCCCCCTAAATTTTGGGATACATATCACGAGACTTCTCACGAGACTTCCTTTTTACGAGATTTCAAAAAATCATCATCATCAGTTCCTGTGGATGCTGGAGCCGACTGGCTTCCGGATGATGATGATTTTCCAGCTGACGCTGAAACCCTAAACCCCAACCCCACGACGAAGGCCCCTCACCAGCCTGACCAGGTTCAGCCCAGTTCCCAGGCGGCAGAAGCACCACTGCCCACTGACCCTGAAAATGTTCCGGGCGCGGCGGCCGGCGGCGCAGCCCCGGCGTGGGCGATCCTGGCCCTGCCGGTGATCCCCAGGGCGGAACTGGACAGCCGGCCGGAACGTGACCCGGCGAGCATCCCGCAGCTGCGCGCCCTGCTGCACTGCTCGCACAAGTCCCGTCTGCCGCAGCTCCAGGTCGAACTGGAGGCCGCGACCCGCTCGGGTATTCCGCGCTCGCTGCTGATCCGCCTGACCGACCAGGAACTCAAAGCCGCCACCAGCGCTGCCAAGACCGACGCCCCGAAGGTGGAGGGCGGATTCGCCCGCGCCGGCATCCACGCCCTGCACCGGTTGATCGGCGAACCCCTCACCCCCGCCCTCCTGAAAGGCGAGAAGGAACCGGCGCGGGACGTGCGTGGGGCGGCCTACGACGTCAAAAACGAGCCGTCCGGGAAGGCTGCCCAGGTGGAAACTCTCCCGCCACCCTCCCCGGTCAGCATCGAGGCAGGAAGCCGCTGGGAGCATCGTCGCCAGCAGGACAAGGTCGTGACAGTCGTGGGCATCAAGAGCGGGAAGGTCGAATTCCACAACGGTGAGCAGGTGCTGGCCTATCAACTCACCAAAGACTACCGGCGGGTGGACTGATGACGGCCCTGCCCCACGAGGCCCGGCTGCGCATCACCGGCTGGGCCACCCCCACCGAGGGCGGCCTGCTAATCGGCGGCCTGCTCATTCGCACCGGCAAGCGCCTGGAGGCCGAGATGCGCGTCACCCTGAGCGCCTACCCGCGCACCCGCGCCGACGGCACCCTCAAACGTCTGGATGCCCACGCCAAAAGTGTTCGCCCCGCGCGGCCCCATGAGCCCAACGGCCTGAGCTTCATCGTGACCGGGCAGCTTTTGCGGGTCAGTCGCGGCAGCGGCACCCTGCAGGTCAAAGTCGCCCCCGGTCAGAGTGATATCGAGCCCTTCATCGTCAGCATGCAGGCCACCACGGGCATTCTGCGCGACCTCGATCCGGCCACTTTCCAGGTGCAGGTGACCGGACGCGTGATCCAGGTCGGGCCGCGCCTGCTGCTGGCCGAACAGGCGCGGCCCGTGCACGCGCCCACGCCGGAACGCTGGCGGCGCTGGCGTGCCCGGCGGTCGCGCGCGGTTCCCCCACTCCCTCTGGAGGCCACCCCATGACCCACCCAGGGAGCGCGGTGACCTATGGCCCGTCCCCTGGAGAGGGGTTCATCGTTCTGGAAGGCATTGCCGTGGTCATGGGCCTGGGGCGAACCTTCACGATCTGCGCCGGTGGATGCTGGCCCGGTACCGGGCTGCTCCCCCCGGAACTCTTCGGGGCGCTGCGGCCCTCGGAGGTGCTCATCACGCCCGGCACCCGCCTCTCGCACCACCCGCAGTCCCCGCGGGAAATCGAGTTCGCGCTCAGCAGCCTGCGGGCCCAGCTTCTGCGCAGCGGGCGCACCGACGACCGCCTGGACATGCTTGAGGACACCCTCGGCACTTTGGGTTTCAACCGCGTCACCATGGCCGCCATCCTCGACGTCTCGCGGGAAAGCGTGTGTCACGGCGTCAGCCGCGCCCGAAAGGAAAATGCCAACGCCGCGGACTGACCCGCCCGCCCCTCACCTCTGAACCCGTTCACAATCCACTGCCCACCCGCCCCTGCCGCTCACCGGCAGGGTTTTTCACACCCTGAAAGGACACGTACACGTATGCCCCACATCCTGACTGAATACCCCCTGAACCTCGACGGGCCCACCCACCTGCGCCTGTCCGCCGGCGCCCGCGTCGTGAACATCACCGTGCAGCACAAAAACGGCGCTCAGACCCCCGTCCTGGTCGTCCGCAGTGACCGCCAGGAGCGCCGCAGTTCCGTCCCGCGCACGTTCATCCTCGTGACGCCCGGGCAGGACGTGCCGGAGGCCGCAAAGTACCTCGGCCTGCTGAGTGCCCCCTGGCTGCACCGCCACGTGCTGGAGGTGATGTGACCGTGGAATTCGCCCTGGTTCCCCGCCAGGCCCTTGAAGACCTGCGGGATCACCTGCCGGCCGACGTGCACATCCTCCTGATGGAGTCGGCGCACCCCACCAGCGCCGTCCCGCTTGGCGCCCTGGATGTGGGCACCCCGGCCGCCGAATTCAGCGCCGCGTTCCTGGTGCCCCTCGAAGCCCTGGCTAAACGCTGCAACCTGTTCTTCTTCGCGGCTGTGGCTGAACCCGGACAGCAGGACAACTGCCTGACGGTCTGCAAGCCCGCCCGGGTGCACCAGCTGCCACCCGTCGACGGTGCCCGCCCCGTGTGGAAAAACAAACTGGCCGAACTCGTGCGGGGTGTGTGACCCCCAAGGAGGCGCATGTCCCTGCCCGTGCTCATGCATAAACCGCCGCACCTGGCCACCAGAACCGACCTGAAAAATGCAGGCCTGGTGCCCACGGGCGACCCGGTCGCCCTCTACAGGTTCCGCTGCCCACGCGGCGGGTACGAGACCTGCTCCCTGTACAGCCGGAAAGAAACCCGGAATGCCCGTGAGGCCCGAAATGCCCTCAAGCGCCGCCAGGCCAATCTGGGCGGGCAGGTGGGCCTCTTCGAGGGGGACGTGTGACGCCCACCTGTCAGGCCTGCCCGTTCTGGAACACGCACCGTCCCCCCGGCAGACGCCTGGAGCAGGAATACCAGGCGTTCCGGCCCTGCCGTCAGTTCCCCCGCCCGGGGTTCACCGGGCGCTCCACCCAGGTGGGCCACACCACCTACACCGCACCGGACGCCCATTGCCGGGCGTTCCTCTCCCGCACCGTGCCTCCCGCCCATGAAGCGAGTTGAAGCGATTGACACACGACCCCGCCCCGACTTTTCCCCTCCTCGTCATCAACCCCCACGCCATCAGCCCCACGCACCACCTGCTGCGGGTGCTGCTCGACGAGGAACCCACCACGCTCGCGGAGGCCCTGCGCCGCATACAGCGGCGTTTCCCTGGCTACACGGCCCTGGGCACACCCGAAAAACCCACCCCCAGCACGTACCGCGCCTGGACGCGCCTGACCGAGCAGCACTGGGCGCGCCGTGTCGAACGCGGCGGCCAGAAGGGCCTGGTGATCACTGGGATCGGTGGTGACCACTGGGCCATGCTGTTTGAAAACGAAGTGCGCGCCGTGTACCTGCGCAAAATCCGCCGTGAGTACGGCGAGGACGCCTACCAGCAGGCCCTGCGCCTTTGCCCCCCGGAGGGCGGGTGAAACGCGCCGCGCCCGCCGCCCTGCAGTGCGTGGAACTGCGCCGCGTGCCGCTGCGCCGCGTGGCGGAAGAACTCGAGGACTGACATGAAAAAGACCCCCAGCCTGTTCAAGCGCGATTACGGCGGCCGCCGCGAGCTGCTGCGCGAGGTGGTTCCCGGCAGCGAGTGGGTGCTCCGCGGCGAAGGTACCCCCACCCGCAAGTACAACGGCACCTGCTGCCTGGTCGAGGGCGGTGACCTCTACCGCCGCTACGACGCCAAACTCGGGCGCACGCCCCCCGCCGGTTTCCGGCCCGCTCAGCCCGACCCGGATCCCGTCACCGGACACTGGCCCGGCTGGCTTCCTGTCACGGCGGTGGACGCCGCCGCCAGATACCACCGGGAGGCCTGGGCGCATCAGGCGGGGTTGCCGGACGGCACCTACGAGCTGATCGGCCCGAAGGTGCAGGGGGGCGCGGACGCCGACCTGCACGGGGGACGGCACCTGCTGATCCGTCACGGCGCCCACCCTTTAGGCGGCGTGCCGCGCGACTTTGACGGCCTGCGCGGCTATCTGCGCCAGCATCCCGACTGGGAGGGCGTCGTCTGGCATCACCCGGACGGCCGCAAGGTCAAGATCACGCACAAGGGATTCACGGATGCCCCGCAGGCCGACCCGCACGGTCTCTGAAGCGCAGATCGAACAGCAGGTGCGCGAGGTCTTCGCCCGGCGCGGGTATCTGAGTGTGAAAACCGAGGCTGGCAAGTCCGGGCACCGCCTGCCCGTGGGGTTTCCGGACGGCCTGGCCTTCCTGCCTGTGCGGGGCACGCGCTTTGCCCTGGTGGCCCTCGTCGAACTGAAGACCCGCAGCGGGAAACTCAGCCCCGATCAGGTGAAGTACCACGCCCTGCTGCGCTCACATGCCCTCCAACCCCTCATCATCCGCGACGCCGAAAGCGCCGACGCTCTGGCCGCAGAAGGCCGGGAACTGCGCCGGCGCATTGAAGCCCTTTTGCAGGAGAACCCATGAACGAGCCTTCGCCCCCCCATGCCCACCGCCAGCGAAATAGCGAGGGGCGTGGGCACGCTGCCACCCCTCGCTCTCGGCCCCCTCATCCGCCGCATCAACGCTGCCAACGGCTGGGGTCTGGACTTTCAGTTCGGCGATGTCCCCAGATACCTGGCCCTGATCCACAGCGAAATTGTGGAGGCGTTCAATGACCTCCACCGACTGGAGGCCTTCCAGCGCGAACTGGGCGACGTGATCGTCCGCGCCCTCGACCTGCAACAGCTGGTGCAGCAGGGGACGTCGGAGGTGGCAGACACGGCCAATGTTCTGGCGACCATGGGTGCGGACTACACGCCCGAACAGTACCTGCTGTACCTGCATGGCATGACGGCTGCCACGCTCGAAAACTACCGCAAGGTAGAGGTCGAACAGGTGGCCCGCATGGTCATCATGTACGACCTGCTGAACCTCGCGCAGGAAACCGACTACTTCATTCGCAGCCAGGGCGGGCACACGCAGAACATCCTGTACGACATCCTGGTGAAGAACAGCGGGCGCGGCCACCGGCACGGCGGGCGGCGGGCATGAGCGGGGCACTGCTGCTGGCCCTGGTGGCGGCCCTGGTGGGCTACCGGCTGGGCCTGGGCGCCCAACAGCGCCGCCCCCCGCGCCCCACCCAAAGGCCGCGGCCCCCACGCCACGACTCGCTGAGCCGCCACCGGCCGCCCTTGGCATCGCCCCGTCCCCTTCGCCCCCGACCTGCCCGCCCACGCACCGCCTGCGCCCCGAGCAGTTCATCCTGCTGGAGCTGGTCAAGGCCGGACTGCATACCAGTGACGAGGCCCAGCCCAGCGCCTACGACACCCTGCAGCAACTGCCGGATCTCAAGCGTCTGGCCCGCGAGATCATGGGGTTTCAGCTGTCATGACCCATCCCCTCGCCGCCTCCCCAGGATGAACCCCAATGACTGAACCCTTCACTCCCGAAGTGCGGCCGCTGATCACCGGCGAACGCTGGACGAACGGCACGCTGGTCGCCGAACTCACCGAGCAGGGCATGATGCGCGTGCTCGTGCCTGAAAGCCGCACCGGTGAAGACCTCGGCTCCTTCGCCAACCTGCCTGACCGCGGCGAGTGGGAACCCTGGCGGCCCCCCCGCCGGCGCCTGCAGGCCGCCCCCACGGGCAAGACCGCCGCGTGCCCCGTGCGCGGCTGCCTGGGCCGGCAGGTCGGGCACTCAGGATGCCAGGAACGCCAGTGGACACCCGCCGACCTGCCCATCGACCCCTCGCGCGCCGACCGCCCTTACACCTGCCCGTGCCCCCGCAGCGCCCTGCTGAACGTGCGCCTGACTGCCCGGGGCTGGAAGCTCAGCGAACACACGCCCACCCAGGAGCAACGTCAGGTGGAGAACCTGATCGTGCACGCGCTCGTGACCGGCCAGGGGTACATGCGGCGGCGAAATGCCCCCACCGACACCGCGCCTGACGCCAGCAGCACCCGCATGGAGGAAGCGTTCCGCCGGTACTTCGGGCTGCTCGAGCAATCCGCCACCTACCTGCTGGCCGGTCACGTGGACACCGCCGTCACGCTGGCCGAGCAGGCCCAGGCGGCCAACGTGGCGTACACCCTGAACGCCCGCCAGTACGGGCGCAACCGCAGAGGCGAACAGCGCGGAAACCGGTGGAAGAACGCGGAATGGTTCTACATTCACCTGCACGCCCTGCACCCCGACACCCCCCAGGACATCCGTAAAACCCCCCGGCGCTTCAAGTTCCCGTTCATCGGGTACTGGGATGAACAGCAGTGGACGGTCGCCAACAGTGACGACTTGGAATTCAGGGCGGGCCTCACGGTCGGCGAGGACGCCTGGCGGGAATTCATGGCCCTGCTGCTGCGCCTGGAAGTCAAACCCGGCACGAAGGCCGACGACAGCGCCCTGATCTGGCAGCAACGCGACGGCATCCTCAAACTCCGCCCCCACATCCGCCAACACTACCCCCGTGCGGTCGCCGCCCTGGAAGTGCTGCGCCTGGCCCTCGCCCCGGACATCCGGCCCGCCACGTGGACGAAAGACGAACCGGCACCCGAGTGGGTAGACGACTATTTCAGCGTGCGAGACCCCGCCTGCGAGTAGACGCAGTTGCGCGCCGCGAAACACGTGGGTATAGTTCGGAAGAATCAACATTACTGTAAGGGAAGTGTTTCTTCCGAACTCGATCACGCCCACACGGGCGTTTTTTACTGACCAAAATTCACCGATGGGGGTGCCGTGACGGCCCAACTGCTGAACGACCGCGCGGTCATGGAACCGCTCGATACCCTCACCCTCCACCCGCGAAACCCCAACCGGGCCGACGTGCAGGAAATCGCTGAGAGCATCCGCACCGTCGGCTGGTACGGCGTTCTGATCGCGCAGGTCAGTACCCGCTACATCCTCAAGGGCAACCACAGCGCCCAGGGCGCCCGTGAGGCCGGCCTCACGCACGTGCCGGTGTTCTGGGTGGACGTGGACGACGCCACCGCGTACAAAATCCTCCTGGGGGACAACGAGTACGCCGCGCACGGCGTCCGCGACCGCGAAGCCCTCCTCGCCCTCCTGCAGGAACTGCACGACGGCGGTCACGGTCTGACCGGCACGGGCTTCACGCCGGCCACGTTTCAGGATCTGCTTCAGGAACTTCAGGGTGAAGTGGAGCACGACCTCCTCACGGATGAGGACGACGTCCCGGCATTGAGTGAGCAGACCGTCACCCGCCCGGGCGACCTGTGGAGCCTCGGCCCCCACCGCGTTCAGTGCGGGGACAGCACGAACGCTGCGCACCTCGCCCGCCTGATGGGCGGCGTTCAGGCCCGGCTCACCGTCACGGATCCGCCGTACAACGTGGCCTACGAGGGCAAGACCAAAGACCGCCTGAAGATCGCCAACGACGCCATGACCCCCGAGGAATTCGCGGTGTTCATCAAGAGCGCCATGCAGGCCACCGCGAGTGTCATGCCGCCTGGCGCGTGCATTTACGTGTTCTACGCCGAAGTCGAGAGCGTGGCCTTCCACGGGGGCCTGCGCGCGGGCGGCTTCAAGTACTCGCAGACGCTGGTGTGGGTGAAAAACGCGGCCAACATGAGCCGCCAGGACTACAACTGGCGGCACGAACCCGCGCTGTACGGCTGGAAGGAAGGGGCCGGGCACTACTACGGCCAGGACTTCACGCAGACCACCGTGATCGACGACAGCGCCGACCTGAGCAAACTCAGCAAGGACGAGCTGCTCAGCCTGCTGCGGCAGACACGGGACGCCAGCACCGTGATCTACGAGAAAAAACCTGTCAGGAACGACATTCATCCAACGATGAAGCCCACAGCCCTGTATTGCCGATTTTTGATCAACAGCAGTCAGCCGGGCTGGCCTGTCCTTGACCCCTTCGGCGGCAGCGGCACCCTGCTCATCGCGGCCCATAAGCATGGCCGGGTGGCGTACCTGAACGAACTCGGCCCCAACTACGTCGACCAGATCATCCGCCGCGCCCAGGCGGCCACGGGCCTGAAGGCCGTGCGCCAGGACGGTGTGGCCTTCGACGACCTCGAACCACAAAGGACATAACCCGTGCCAAAACAATCCCTCGTCGCCACCCACCACCTGGAAACCCACACCCTGGCTGACCTGATCGCGCGCGTCTGGGGCGAGAACCCCAAGCGGCACGCCCTGGTGGAACTGCGGGACAGTCTCGGAAAATTCGGGTACGGGCAGCCCATCCTGATCGACGACACCTCGGGACGCATCGTGGAAGGCCACGGTGTGCTGGCCGCCCTGCTGCTCTCCCAGGAGGACGGTGAGAAGCCGCCTGCCCGCGTGCAGGTTCAAGGCGGCGACTGGACCGTGACCTGCGTCCACTTCCAGCTGGACGAGGAACAGGCCACGCCCTACAGCCTGGGCAGTTCCAGAACCCTGGAACTGGGCGGCTGGGACGACAACCTGCTGCTCAGGGTGCTGAACGAACTTCAGGACAAAGACGCCCTGGGCGGCACAGGTTTCCACCCCGAGGACATCGTGTCCCTGCAGGCGAAGGTCAGCGGTGAGCTGCCCGCCAGCTTCCGCGAGCTGCCCGACCCGCAGGACGACCCCACGCAGCCCAAATCGGTCAAGCAGGTCACCTGCCCCCACTGCGGCGAGGTGTTCACCACTTGACCGGGCTGCGCCCGGCCAGAAGCGCCACCCTCCCCTACCTGCGCCGCACCGACTACCCCGCCCGGCTCGCCCAGGCCGCGCGGGAGGCGAGGGCACCCCGTGAGCCGGACGCGCCGACGGTGATTAGCACCTTCGCGGGTCGAGGCGGGAGCAGCACCGGCTACCACATGGCGGGCTTCCGGGAACTGCTGGCCGTGGAGTGGGACGCGCACGCGGCCGCCACGCTGCGGCTCAATTACCCCGGGCTGGACGTGTACCACGGGGACATTGCGGCGCTGAGCGTGCAGGAGACCCTGGAGCGCACAGGTCTGAAGGCTGGCGACCTCGACCTCTTCGACGGCAGCCCGCCCTGCACGGGATTCAGCACGATGGGCCAGCGGCAACTGGACGACCCGCGCAACCAGCTGTTCCGCGAGTACGTGCGGCTGATCGACGGCCTGCGGCCCCGCACGTTCGTGATGGAGAACGTCGCGGCCATGACCTTCGGCAAGATGAAAACCATCTATCAGGAAGCCATGGAGGCGCTCCGGGCGGCTGGCCCCGGTTACCGCACCGTCAGCGGGGTGCTCAATGCTGGGTACTTCGGTGCCCCCCAGCTGCGTGAACGCCTGATCGTCATTGGCGTGCGCGAGGATCTGAACCTCACGCCTACCCTGCCCGCTCCTCAGTGCCTGCCCTCCACCGTGCGCGAGGCCCTCACGGGGCTGCCGGACACCCCGGACGGCATGACCATCAACGACGTGTACCTGCCGGTGTGGACACGCTGCCCGCCCGGGCGGGACTTCGGTGACCTGCACCCCAAAGGCCACCTGTTCAGTCACCGGAAAATTCACCCGGATCGGCCCAGCCCCACCATCGTGAAAACCGTGGGGGTCGACCGCCAGGGGCGCGCCAACAACGGCATGTACCACTGGCGCTGGCCGCGCCTGATGACCATCCCGGAGATCAAGCGCCTGGGCAGCTTCCCTGACGACTATCAGTTCGCACCCACCGGCGACCCCATCCATGACTTCCTGAACGCCTGGGCCGGCACCGGGAACAGCGTCCCGCCGCTCATGACCCGGGCCATCGCCCGGCACATCCGGGAAACGATCCTCCAGCACTAGACGTTTTCGCCCCCATTCCCGTTGACGCTAGACGTTTGTCTGGCGTCGAGGTGACCCTGATGAAACGCATCACCGTCCACACCCAGGAGAAAAGCCTCTCCACACGCGTCACTGACGAACAGGCCGAAAACGTCATCCTCGACCTTCAGCAGCCCACCCGGCCGTTCGTGCGTATCGATCCCGCCGACCCCACCGTCGATCCCCTCCTGCTGGTGCAGGTGGATCACGTCTTCGCTCTGGACATCGAGCACCTCTCCGAGGACTGATCTGTGCGCGGCCGCAAAACCAAACTCACCCGCGAGCTTCAGGACAAGTACATTCGCGCCCTCAGGGCCGGTAATTTTGTGGAAACCTGCTGTGACTACACGGGCATCAACCCCGACACCTACTACGAGTGGATGAAACGCGGCGAGCAGGGCGGCGAGAAAAACGCCATCTACCGCGACTTCCGCCGCGCCGTGTTGGAAGCCCGTGCCAGCGCCGAGATCGAGAGCGTCGCCCGTATCCGCGTCAGTGGTCAGCAGGGCAACTGGAAGGCCGACGCCTGGTACCTGGAGCGCAGCCACCCCGGACGCTGGGGCCGCACCCGTGTGGAGGTCACCGGCAAAGACGGTGAGCCGCTGCACCCCACGCCCGCCACCCCCATCAACGAGGACAGCAGCTATGACGAAGTGCTGACCGCCTACCAGGAGTTAATCAAAGACTAGGAGGTGAACCATGCCCCGCAAGACCGCCACGCCCCAGCCCAAGCAGAAGCGGGGCAAAGGCACCACGCCAGCCCCACGCAGGACGAAGAAAGGCCCCAGGGCTCCACGCCCTGAACCTGAAGTGTCGCCCCTCACCCCCGCCGCGCAGACCTTCCTCGACAAACTCCAGGCCTGCTCCGCTCAGGAACAGAAGTTTGTGCTCGCCAAGCTCGACGGCCTCAGCAACACCGAAGCCGCGAAAAAGGCGGACTACAGCCCGAGAACCGCCAAGGAACAGGGGTCGCGCCTGTTAACCCGTGTTCACGTCGACGAGGCCATCAAGGCGGGGTGGGTTGCGCGCGGAATTACGCCGCAGTCCATCCTGGCCGGCATTCAGGAGATGGTGGAGTTCGATCCGGACGACGTCATGTCGTGCGTGAACGAGATCGTCACCGACTGGGAGGAAGTACTCGCCTCCACGGTGCTGGCTGACGTCCGGCTGGAACTGGAAGTGGTGGAGGAGATGCTGCGCAATCTCCCCCCCGCGCCCCGCAAACGCCGCGGCGAGAAGGAACCTGAACCCGACCCGTACGAGGTGGAACGCGGCGTGCTGGAGGCGGAGGTGGTTCGCCTCCGGAAGCGGGAGACGCAGCTGGCTGTGCAGGTTCGCAAGAACCCGGACGCCCTCGTGATGGAAAAGCGCAGCCGACTGCGGCCGGTACCGTTCGTGGATCTGGACAAGGTTCGGCAGGCCGGGAAGTCGAAGTTCATCACGAACGTGAAGAACACTGCACACGGCCGCACGATTGAAATGCTCAGCCGCAAGGACGTGCTGGACATGGGCGGCCGTGCGCTGGGGATGTTCCGGGAGCATCACATCCTGTCCGGGCCGAACGGCGGCCCGATCGAGTCGAAGGCCACGGTGGACTACGACTCGCTTTCGCCCGAGCGGATTGCCGAGGAATACGCGAAGTTGCTGGGGCAGGCGGATGAGTCGTGACCCTGCCTGCCGTCAGCCCCTCGCTGGTGCAGGAGCGCAAGGGACTGATCGAATCGGCCGTCATGGGGCACAGCGGCGTGGTGAACTCACGCTTCGAGGCCGAGGGCCGCCGCCGCCTGAAACTTCTCCAGAAATGCAACGCCGACCCGGGCGCCCGGGCAGTCGTGCTGGCCATGGCCCGCCTCGACCCCGTCGCCTTCCTGAACGACTGGGTGTGGCTGTACGAGCCGCGCAACCCCGGACGCGGCCTGCCCGCCCGGTTGCCGCTGACCCTGCGCCCCCGTCAGGCGGATTTCGTGCGCTGGCTGCAAGACCTCCGCAAACGCCGCCGCAACGGCCTGGTCGAGAAGTCCCGCGACGAGGGCATGACCTGGATCGTGATCGGGTACTACGTGTGGTGCTGGCTCTTTGAATCCGGGTTCTCCGGGGGCCTGGGCAGCCGCAAGCTGGATCTGGTGGACAAGGGCGGCGACCTCGACACCCTGTTCGAGAAAGCGCGGTTCATCATCCGCCAGCTGCCTGCCTGGATGAAGCCGCAGGGGTTCAACGAGCAGAAGCACAGCAAGGAAGCCCTGCTGACCAACCCCGTCAACCACGCCACCATCAAGGGGGAAGGTGGGGACAACATCGGGCGCGGTGGGCGTTCGAGCATGTACTTCGTGGATGAGCACGCCAAAGTCCCGCGCGCCGACCAGGTGCATGCGGCCCTTTCGCAGAACACCGACGTGATCGTCTACGGCAGCACGCCGCACGGGCGGGCCAACCTGTTCGCCCGCATCGCCAACCAGATGACCCCCGGTGACCCCTGGCCGAAATTCACCTTCAACTGGCGCGACAACCCGGACAAGAACTACACCCTGGAAATCCCGGCCCTGAAAGGTCAAGGAACCGAGATCGTCTTCCCGTGGTATCTGTTCGAGAAAAGCAAGGCCGTGGACGTGGCCCTGTTCGAGCAGGAAGTCGACATCAGTTACGACGCAGAGACGAAAAACCAGATCATCCTCGGGGCCTGGGTGCAGGCAGCGCTGCGCTACGTCCCTCCGGAGGGCACGTCGCTGCTGCCCCGCACGGCCGGCCTGGACGTGGCGGACAGCGGGACGGACGCCACGGTGTACGCCAGCCGGGCCGGGCCGGTGCTGCTGCGCCTTGAAGCGCTGCTCTCGGCCGAAGCCCCGCAGACGGTGCATGAGCTGGCCACCCGGGACAGTGTCCGGGAACTGAAATATGACCGCAACGGCGTGGGGGCCAGCATCGCGGCCACTGTCGCCCGCCGCACGGACAAGGCCTATGACGTTCAGGGGGTGTTTAACGGTGGGAAGCCGACCACGCAGACCTATGAGGACAGCCAGACGCCCGCGAATCTGCGCTTCGCCAACTACGCCACCGAATGCTGGTGGCGACTGCGCCTGCGCTTCCAGCGCACCTGGGAAGTGCTGGAACAGGGGGCCGAGCACGCCCCGGAGGATTGCATCAGCCTCCGGGGGCTGCCCGCGGGGGACGCCCTGAACACCCTCGTCCCCGAACTCTCGCAGGCCACGTACAGCCGCGTCGGCACCAGCGACAAGCTCACGGTGAACAAGAAGGGCGAGAGCGGCAAAAGCCCCAACCACGCGGAGGCGGTCATCTACGCTTTCGCACCCTCAGCAGAGCCTGTCCGCCCCCGCCGCATTCCGCCGGTCGGCCCGGGCGCGGTGCTCAACTCGAACGGCGAATTCCGTTGAAAGGAGGTGAATTCACCTGATTCTCGATCAGTACGGAAACCCCATCCGGTCTACCCCCAGCGCGCCGCCCCCACGCACGGAGGCGGCGATTCAAATTCGGGGCGGGCGTAAACCACCCTCGGCCCTGGACTCCCTTGAAAGCGGCTGGTACGAAGGCACCTACCACGACTCCCCCACGGTGGCCGGACGGTACGGCCTGAGCCGCCAGCAGTGCCGTGAGCAGTCGCGCGCCCTGTATTTCGTGAACGGCCTGTTCCGCGCGGTCGTGGACATTGCCGGGGCGTTCCTGGTGGGGGACAACCTCACGTACGGGCGCTTTACCGACCCCGGCCTGCAAATGATCGTCGAGGACTTCTGGGAAGCCAACAGCTTCTCGGAGCTGGTCAGCGAACGCCTGATCACCGAGTGGTTCCTCGACGGCGAGGTCGCGGTGGTGTTCCCCTCCGAAGCCAACGGTGACCGCCTGCCAGGCCAGGACGAACCCGCCCGCATCGGCATGCTCGACGTGGGCATGGCGGGCTTCAGCGCCCGCGCCAGCACCGCGCGCGGGGCCACGGCGGGGGACATGGTCGAGCAGCTGCGGGTGGACACCGCGACGGGAACGAAGCTGCGGTGGAACGAGGGTGAGTTCGCGTGGGCCGCGCACCTCGGCGGGATGTGGAACGACCCGCGCGGCTGGTCGGTCGCCTTTCCCGCCGCCGACCTCGCCACCGCGTATATCGCCCTGATGAACATGCGCCTGAACGTCCACCACGTTCAGCAGCGGCTCCTGGCGGTGTACAAGGCGGTCGTCGACCCCGAGGGTGTAGACGCCAGTGGCCTGCCCGACGGCGGGGCCTATGAATTCGGGCTCAAGACCCGCACCTTCACGCGCCTCCCCGACCAGGGCGGCGTCCTGCCCGTCGGCATTTACCCCGGCTACACCGACGCGGAGGGCGGCAGGCGCTACGACACCGTGACAGAAAGCATCGATTTCCTGCGTCCCGCCCAGGGGGCCGCCGACGCCGCCAGCGACATGCGCCTCATCCTGCGCATGGTCGGCCTGGCGATCGGCGGTCTGCCCGAGCACTTCCTGGGCGAGGGCGGCAATGCCACCCGCACGACCGCGGCCAGCATGGGTCTCCCCAGCGTCCGTCTGTCCAACAAACGCCAGGCCGCTCTGGCAGGGCTTTTCACCCGCATCTTCCGCCGGGAAATCAAACGCCGGGCCGGGCCGGACGCCCGCTTCAGGACGGTCAAGGGCAGCCGCAAGCGCCTCCCGATCGACCGCATCGAACTGCCCTGGGTGTTCCCGGAAATCCGCGAGGAAAGCCTGCAGGAAATCGTGGCGCGCGTGTCGCTGGCCCTGAGAAACGGATTGATCAGCAGCGAGACCGCGACGGCAGACCTGGGCTACGACCCCGCTCTGGAGGGCGAGAGGCTGGAGGGGCAAGCACCGGCCCCTGCGCCCGGCAAGCCCACGCAAGCCCCCCCGAACGAGGCGGGCAATGGAGGCAAGACATGATCACTGCACAGCAGGCAACGGCCCTGGGCCGGGAGAGTGAGCAGGCCAGCGCGGCCCAGCTGCGCGAGGCCACCCTGCCCATCCTGGCCCGCATTGAAGACGAGATCCGGCAGGCGGCCTCCGCCCGGCCACCCCGGTACCACATCGACTTTCCCTTCAGCGCCGACGAACAGCCGCTGGGCGACCTGCTGGGGCGGGAACTGAAGAAGCTGGGGTTTGAGGTGACCCACGCTGGCGCCCGCCTGGCGGTCTCCTGGCGGCCGCCCGCCACCTGAATGACAAGCCCCCTCTGCCCGGGCAGGTGCTGCGGGAGGGCAGCGGCCGGGGAATTCTCTGAAAGGACGCCACGCCGCAGCGGGCCGTCCGAACGGCCTCTCATCCTGAACAGGAGGAATGATCTTGAAGCACACGGAGCAGAGTTTTGACCTGGGGCCTGTCGGTGCGCCCGCCCATCACACCACCCATACCCGAACAGTCGACCTGCCTGCAGGCCACGGCGCCGTGACGGTCAGCGCTGTTCTGGAGGGGGACAGCGAAGGCGAACCGGAGCTGATCGCCTTTGACGGCCCTTCGGAGCTTGGCTCTGTTCGTGGACTGCAGCAGCCTCTGGAGCTGACCGTCCCCTCCCCGCGCCCCCTGAAATTTCAGGCCGGCATGACAGGCGCCTCCTCGCGCCTGACGTTGAACGTTCGCCTGACGGCGCAGGACGCCGCTGGAGCTTCGGCCGACTACAGCGTGGCCCCCGGTTCGGGCGTCGGCTGGAACGCGGCCGGCACCCCCGGCCAGGTGGTGACCTTCACCGTCCTGGTCAAGGACGCCGGCCATTTCCGGCTCTACAAATACGGCATCGGTGGCGTGCTACAGGAACCGATGCGCCTGCTCGACGCTGGAGGCCAGCAGGTGGCCCGCACGCCGGTGGATGGTGAACCCATCAACGGTGGGGACAGCACCTGGGGGCTGAGCGCCGACGTGACCCCCGGTCAGGCCTACACCGTGGAGATCACCATGGGCCAGGAAGCGGGCATCAGCGGCCAGATGGAAGCCTTCAACAACACCTGATCCTTTCGCTCCCCCACCAGCATCCGCCCCGGCCCCCGCGCCGTGGGCGGCCCTTTTTGTCACCCTCTCGCCCCAGGAGAACCCCATGCCTATGAACAGAAGCCCCTGCGCCCACCTGCTGACCCTCGGCCTGCTCGTGAACCCCTTCGACGACCCGGACGCCCTGCGGGTTCCGCCCGGCAAAGTCGCGCTGCAGGAAAGTGAGCCGCAGCGTCCCCCGCGCCTCACCCCTGAACTCATCCGTGAGCAGGGCGTGCAGGCCCATCAGATTGACCGCAACGTCAGCCTGCATGACACGCCTATTCGTCTGGGCGAGGTGCGCGAAGTCGGGCGCGAGGCGATCACCGTGGGCGGCAACACCGTGGAGCTGGTGAAGTTCCGCGCCGATATCGCCATCTGTGACGTCATCAACCTGAACTACCGCTTCTACCCCCGCAGTGCCTACGAGGGGGCCATCGAGCGCGCGCAGGCCGCGATGGCCCAGGGCAAGCTGACCGGCCTGCTGGAGCACCCCGGCTGGGATGACGGCTGGAAGGGCCGGCTGGACAACATTGCCGCCCGCTGGACGGCCCTGGGCATCGAGGAAAAAGAGGTGGAGTTCCCGCCCGAATCCGGCGTGATGGTCATGAAGCCCGTCGTGTGGGGCGAGGGGGTCTACACCCGCACCAGCGGCGGAGAACTGATTCAGGTGCTGATGCAAGACGGCGTGTTCGTCGGCATCTCCACTAACGGCTACAGCAGCGTCAAGTGGATGCTGTTCAGTGAACTCGGCATCCCCGACCCCAGCGGCATGATCGACCCCGATCTGGAAATCCCGGTCACGGGCGACGACTTCACGCTGCTCACCATCGACTTCGTGAGCCTTCCGGCCAACAGCGGCGGTCAGGTGTACGCCGAATCCGGGGGGTACGGCCCGCCCCCCACCCGCCCCGCACCCATCGCCCCGCCCACTCGACCGGCCCAGCTGCCGGAATCCGTGCCCCGTGCACTGGAGGAACCCATGCACCCCAAACTCAAAGCCCTGCTCGAACGCCTCGGCAAAACCCTGGAACAGGTCAAAGCCGAGCACGCCGGTGAATACCTGACCACCCTGGAAGCCATCGCGGCCGAGGGTCAGGCCAGCACGGAAGCCGCTTCACAACTCGCGGCCGTGCAGGCCCAGCTGACCACCACCCAGACCCAACTGGCGCAGGCCCAGGCCAGCCTGCGCCAGAGCGAACAGAACCGCGTGCAGGAATCCCGCACGGCCATGGTGGACAAAGCCCTGGACGACGCTGCCCTGCCCCAGCTCCCGCCTCTGGAAATCGGCAATGAGAGCATCGACCTGAACGCCAAGTTCCGTGAGGGCCTGCTCTCCGCCGTTCTCGCGGCGGAATCCGACGAGTCCGCCCAGGCCCTGCTCACCCAGCAGATCGCCATTCGTGCCCACGAACTCGCCGGGCAGGCCGAAAACGCCCTGGGCGTTCGGCCTGCCCGCGTGCCCGCCGCCGCTCCCCAGCTGCCCATCGGCGACAACGACAAGGCTGACGCCCTGGCCGTCAACCACGAAGCGTCCAACGTCCTGGTTGGCAATCCGTACATCACCCGTCTGCGCGGCTAAACGAACGTCCACCCCTCCCCGGCCCTGGCATCCAGTGATGCAGGGCCCCTTCTTTTGCCTGGAGGCAAATCATGCAAAACAAATTGACCAGCGCTCCCGACGGACAGGGCCTGAAACTCAAACTCCCCGTTCCTGACGGCACCCTTGAAGGCGTCCCTACCTATGTGGGCGACCTGTTCGTCATTCCCACCACCCCGCGCGCCACCCCCGAACTGCGGCGCACCGTGGGCGTGCCCCAGGGCCTGCGTGACGGCGAAGCCTCCTGCTTCATCCCCGGGGTGGGCACCCTGCTGCGCGTCGGTGCCGGGACGCCCCTGGGGGCGCTCTTCGAGGGCGCTACGCCCGGGCAGAAGGTCTACCGCACGGCGGCGGGAGTGCTGGACGACGTGGGCACCGAGCGGGAGTTCCTCGGCTGGGTGATTCCCCTGCCCGAACCCGCGCGTGGCCTGGGCATTGGCGTTCGCGGCAACTGAACCACCGTTGGCAGCGGCCCCCGTTTTTGAGCGGGGGCCGCTCGACTTTCACCCTCTCACGCCATAGGAGGCACCGCAGTGAGCTACCACGTCGAACGCCTGAAAAACTTCTTCCGCGAGCAGGTTCGCACCAACCCCCAGCTCCGCAACGTCAACCCCGACCGCCTGACGGTCGCCAACCTCGCCCTGAACGTGCAGACCCGCTTCTACGAGGGCTACTTCGGCGAAGACCGCGTGCGCAAGGCCATGCGTGAGGGTGCGGAGCTGCGCCGCCGTGATCCCCAGGGCTACCAGCGTCAGATCGACAACTGGGCGGCCCACCACGGCGAACTGCGCCGCCTGGGCATGAACACCGTCCGTACGGTCGAAACCCTGGTCAGCAGTGACCTGGCCTACGCGGTCGGCAGCCTGCGTGACAGTGAGCTGCTGGACAACCGCCCCGCCTTCCAGACCGACCTGTACGACCTGACCAGCCGCCGCCAGCGCGACAACCTCAAGCCGCTCAAGACGCGCGGGGGCGTCGAGCTGGCCGACCGCCTGCTGGCGGTGCGTGCGGAGAACACCACGCACCTGGAAACGAGCTGGGTGGCGCGCGGCACCAACTACAGCATGTACAACCTCGAACGCGGCCTCTCGATCACCTGGGAAGGCATCCTGAACGACGAGTTCGACGAATACGGCGACGCGGTCTACCAGCTTGGCCAGGCGGCCGCGCGCACCCGCGCCTGGCTGATCGTGGACGCCGTGCGCCGCAGCGCCAACTTCATCCGCCTGCCCGCGGGCGGCAGTGGCCCCAACCTGGACAACATCGAGGCCGCCAGCAGCTACCTCGGCCAGCAGACCGTGGATGGGGCCACGTACTCCCGCAACCTCACAGACATTTATGTCCCCGGCTTCTGGCGGGCCATCGCCAACCGCAGCGTGAACGGCGCGACGGTCGTGGTGGTGGGTGGCGCCGCGGGCGATATCCAGCGCGTCAACCCCAGCAACCCCGCCGCGAACACCAACGTTCACGTCGAGGAAGTCATGGCCGAACTGCCGGTCGACCCCACGGAGTTCCCCAACCAGAGCAACCTCGACTGGATCGCCGCTGACCCGGCCAAGAAGCCGGTCGAATTCGCCGTGCACAGCCTGTTCGCCGCTGGCCCGCGCATCCTGACCCGCCTGCCCGACATCATCGAACTCGACAACATGGGCTCGTTCAGCGAGCACGTGATCGAAACGAAGATCAGCGACGTGGCCGGCGCGGAAGTGAAGGACAAGACCGCCGTCCTGCTGGTGAGTGGTCGAAACACCATCTGACCTTCCGTTGCCTTTCGTTCGGGCCGCTTGCTGATGCGCAGGCGGCCTTTCAGGAGTCCACATGATCAAACCCGAACAGTACAACGTGGTCGAAGCGTTCCCCTTCGGCGGCCGCTGGTACCACCCCGGCCAGAAGTTCCCGCCCGAAGGCGTGGAGGTCAGTGACGACACGCTGAAGAAATACGATGGCGTGTACCTGCTGACCGACAAGGCGCTCACCAGGCGCGACAATCCCCAGGCGCACGCGGCCCAGACCGAGCTGGAGCGTGCGCACGCCGAACTGGCGCAGGCGCTCTCTGAGCTGGAGCAGACGCAGGCCCAGATTCAGGAGCTGCAGGGCCGGAGCGGCCCCGACCTCTCTCCCCTGCTGAACCTGTTCCTGAACGAGGACGGTAGCCCCCCCACCTTCGAGCAGGCGGTGGACGCCGCGCAGCATGCTCAGGCCAGCGTGCAGGTGCTTCAGGAGGCCAAAGACGCCGGCGGTGACGTGGACACCACCCTGCTCACCGACCTGTTCCCGGAGGTGAGCAACTTTGAGGACGCCGTGCAGGAGGTCATGGCGCTTCAGGCCCGCGTGAAAACCTTCGAAACCCTGCACCCGACCCAGAAGGGCACCGACCTCCCGACGAATTTCGTCGGTATCGGAAAACTCCGGGCGTTCGGTCTGACCACCTACGAGAGCCTCCAGGGCAAAACCCCGGAGCAGCTGGACGCCATCGAGGGCCTGACCCTCGAAAAGGCCCAGCAGATCGTGGACAAGGTGAGCGAGTTCTTCGAGAAGACTGAGCGGGAAGGCGGCGAGTAATGACCGGGCCGGCCGCCCTGAGCACAAGCGACATGCTGAAAAGCATGTACGGCCTGACCCCGGTCACGCTCGGGCTGGACGAAGGCGAATACGCCTGGCGGGTGGAGCTCTGGGAGCGGCAGGCCGCCACGCAGGCCGCCGATCCGAAAGATCTGCCTGCGCTTATCCGTGTCCTGGCACTGCGGGCGTGGCAGGCGCAGCTGGTCTCCCTGGCGGACAAGTTCCGGGCCGAAGGGGACATCACCGTTGAGCGGGACATCATGGGCCGCCTGGCCCTGGTGGGCAGCTGGCTCGGGGAAGCCCAGGGCGAACTGCCCACCGTCAGCGCCCGGCGCCGCCGAGCCAACCCCTCGCCTGAGATCGAGGGCTGGGGGCTGAAGTGACCCGCAGCAGTGACGCTGAGCTGAACGCCTACCGGGCCATGGCTGCCGCCGAAATCCGCGCCTATCAGGGGGTGATGTTCCGGCACAGCGGGACATTCGTGAAAACGCAAAACGGCCGTGAGCGCGAATACCCGTGCCGCTTCAGCGTGATCGACCCCGTGAAGGCCGACCGGAACACCATTGCGGCTGCCGACACGTTCGGCCGTGGCGAGGGGGTGGCCTTCGTGGACGTGCGGCTGCTGAAAGTCCATCCGGAGGATCGCCGCCCCCCGGAGGGCAGTGTGCTGAGCCGAAAAAACGAGGCGGGCCAGTGGGAGCCGGAGAACTGGGACGGTGGCCGGCTGGAAGTGCGGCGCTGGTCGCAGGCGTCGGACTTCACCGGACAGGCCGTGGGCCTGTGCCACATCAGGAGGTGATCCCCCTTGCTTGTTCAGGACATTCAGCAGCGCCTGCGGGCCGCCTTGCCGGGCACCGTACCCGTGCTGCTGCCACAGGAGCTGACGGTTCCCGCCGAATGGGAGGAAGAAACCCCGGACGGCGAGATCAAGGAAGGGGGTGGGCGGGGCCTGCACGTGTACCTGCGGCAGAAAGCCCCGCAGGGGTACGTGCAGGTGTACGACCCTGGCTTCGGGTTCACCGTGGGCGGCTGGGCGGATAACCAGACCCTGCAGATCGACTGCATCGCCCCCACCGACACCCTCGCATTCGCCCTGGCCCGGCAGGTGCGTTCCCTGATCGGCAGTACCCCCCGGCGAGGCGGCACGCGCCCCGTCAGCAGTCCGCCCCTCATTACCCACCGTGACGCGCAGGTCGTCCGGGTCACCCTGCAATTCAACGTGCGCTCGGCGCACCCCTAAGGAGCCAACATGTTTACCGAACTCATTACCGCCATGCTGCGCAACCCCGACGTGCTGAACGCCCGAAACATCACCACCACCGGCAACATCATCCTCGGCTACCGCAAAGGCGACGGCGGGAAAATCACCGACTTCGGCCTGATCGAATCCGTCGACCGCAACCGCGAGACCCAGAAGCGCACCTTCAAAGGCAACCGCAAGGGCAAGACCAAAACCTACAAGGAAGTCATCGACGAAAGCACGTTCAGCATGACGTTCCAGACCGGCAGCACCGGCGACGCGGCCATCCGCGAATGGCACGTCGGCAAGAAAGCCATCATCACCCCGCCCGCCGCCCAGGCGTTTGCCGCCACGCACGACTACGCTGCGAATGACATGGTGCTCGAAGGTGGCCGCATCTACCGCGTGATGGTCGCTGGCAAATCCGGGGCCGCCGCTCCCGTCTGGCCGACGGGCGAGGGCGAAGCGGTGGGGAGTGGCACCGCGACCTTCGTGGATGCCGGCACGCTGGCGGACAACAGCATTCAGGCCTTCAGCGAGGACGCCAGCATTACCAGCGGCGGCTTCGTGCTGGTGCAAACCAACGAGGAATCCGACAACACCCTGTCGGTGATTCGCGTGTTCCCGAACGGCAACATCGAGGGCAACGGCGAGCCGAAGATTCAGGACTTCGACGGCTTCCAGTTCCTGTTCACCGCCACCGGCAACCTGGGCTTCCAGCCCCCGGCCGAATTCGGTGATTTTGCTCAGGCCCGTCCCGACGGCTACGTGTACATCGTGCCCACCTGGCGCACCGAGGCGGTGCTCAAGGCCCTGCTTGACGCCCTGATCGCTTACGTGGACGGCACCGAGCCCGCCGCGCCTTAACCTCTGAAACTTCTGCGGCCCGCCTCGATTGGGGCGGGCTTTGACCTCATAAAGCGAGAACACTAATGACCAGAACGGACTTGCTTAGCGGCGGCCTGCGCCCCCTGCAACTTTCCGACGGATCACAGGTCACCGTGAAGGCCTGGCTGATGGATGAGCTGGTGGCCCATCCCCTGGAGTTCATGGCGCTGATCGACGCCCTCAACGCGCCCATCACGGGGCAGCCCGCCGACCTGTTCCGTGAGCAGATTCCAGCGGCGCTTCACCGGGCCGTTCGGGTCAGCCTCCAGCAGCCCGAGGACATGCAGCGCGTCAAGGTGGCCGACCTGCCGGATCTGCTGGAAGCGATCTGGGAGGTGAACGCCGTACAGGAGCTGCAAAAAAAGTCCCTGTCGTTCAGGCTCCGAATCCAGCAGGCTCAGGCGGAGGTGCTGCGCCCCCTCAGCTCACCCTGATCGAGGAGGCGCTGGAATACCTGCCCTATGCGGAGGTCATGAAAACGCCGCACACGATGCTGCCGCTGCGCATTCAGGCCATCAAGCGCCGGCGACTGCGCGAGCGTGTCGAGGCCCTGGAGGACGGGGCGATGCTCGGCGAAGTGAACTGGGGGCAGGCCATCGAAGGCACCCTGCCCAGCACCAAGAGCACATACAGAATCGTCGATAAGCCGTTCAAGGCTTACCTGCGCGGCCTGCACCGCCTGGCCCTCGGCTTGCCCGAGCAGGAAACCGAACTGGAACGCCAGTCACGGCACAAGGTGGTCAGCCAGGAATTCAGGAACATGCTCCTGAATTGAGGTGAACATGAAAGCGGAAATCAAGCGGCGGGGGTCGCGCACCGTGCTCCGGCGGCGCATGGCGCAGATCCAAACGCAGGTGGACGTCATTGCCCAGCGGGTGGCCAAAGAAGGTGAGCGGCACGCCCAGCGCGGCGCCTATTTGAACGTCTACAGCACGGTGGTCGGCCAGGGCTACCTCCGCACACGGCACCTTTTTGATCAGATTTACGCGGTGGGCCACGGCGCTGGCGGGCAAATTTCGGTCACGGTGGGCGATTACGCGTCCTATGCCAGCGAGGTCGAGTTCGGCAGTGGCCCTTTCGCGCTGAATGCGGCGCAGATGGAGGGGTATCTCAAAGCTCTTGCGCCCGGCAAGCTGCTGACGTTTGGGCGCAGCGGCCAGAAGTACCTGCTGCCCGGCCCGTACATCGGGCCCGCCCTGCACCTGGTGCAATACCGGACGCAGTGGGAGATCCGGGATTTGATGCGGCGGCTGTGGGTGTAAAGGGAAGATGGCGCGAAAGGCGCCGGGAGAAGGATGCCTCTTTACTATTATGGCAAATTGTCCTAAAATCCATGGATGACCCGTTCACATCGCCGCGCAAGGGTCATTGCCCGCCCCAAGCTCAACGAGTTCAAAGAGAAGTATCCCGAGGCGGCGGACGCACTGGACAACTGGGAAGACACCGTCACCAGCCTGAGTTTCAGCACCTTCCAGGAACTCCATGCCCAGATCAACACCGTCGATCTCGTGAATGGCGTTCACCTCGTCTTCAACATCATGGGCAACCGCTACCGACTCATCACAGGCGTTTACTGGGGGCACCCAGCCATCTACTTGAAGGAGTTTTTTACGCACAAAGAGTACGACCAGTGGAGCGCCGAACAACGGACAGATAGGGCCAAGAAAGCGGCAAAGGGAACGAAGAAAGGAGGGAAGTGACGTGGGAAACATTGACCGAATTGCAGAGGCATGGACGAACGTGGACGCCGTAGCACATCATCTCCTCACCCCTATTGAGACGGAAGCTCAGTACCAGAACGCGCTGGGTGCCGTGGACGAACTGATGACCCGCGTGAACGAGGCGGACATACACCCCCACCCGCTGGAGTCCTTGCTGAGCATCCTGATTGACCATGTGGCCGCCTATGAAGACGCCATCATGCCCCCACGCGCAAAACGTCCCGCTGGTGTACTGGCCTACCTCATGGAAGACCGGAGCCTGACTCAGAGCGCACTCGCAGCCGCTGTGGGCATCGACCAGAGCACCATCAGCAAACTCCTCAAAGAGGAACGGGCCTTCAGTGCCGCGCACGCCAGGAAGCTGAGCGCGTACTTCGGCGTGGATGCCAGCGCCTTTCTCTGAAAGAGCAGCGACCCACAAAGGACGAAACTGCCTCCTGATGGGGTGGTTGATGCTTGCTGCATGCCATCGCCCAAATATGTTTTCTCGAAGGCGACAGGCTCAGGCCTTTGGGCCTGGCCCCCTGGGCTAAGGCGGCCTTAGAACCGTGCCTATCGACGCCGTCATGGAAAGGGGTTTGAGTCTTTGCCCAGCCTCATGACCTGACTCTTTACATCTCTAGTCACAAGTCGCCCACCCAGGCGGCTTTTTCTTTTGCCTTTAGGAGGTGCAGCCATGGCCACCCTGCAAGATCAGTACGTCCTGGACGTGAACCAGGCCATTACTCAGCTCGGACGCGTCGACGCGGAGCTGGTGAAGATCACGGCGGCGCGGCGCATCAACCTGAACACCGCAGGGATTACCCTGGCCCTCTCGCAACTGAAAACCCTCCAGTCGCAACTCGGGGGCCTCAGCGGCCGCACCCCACGCGTCATCAACGTTCGGGTCAACACCGGGAATCTCTCCGGTACCCCGCGTGCGCTGGCTGATGTAGAACGTAGCGTTATTCGGCTGACCCAGGCCAGCGCCATGAATCTCGGTATGACCCAGCGGCTCAGCGGGGTGTTTGGAATGATTCCTGGCCCGTTGGGACTGTATGCCTCGGCGGCCAGCACGGTGACCGGCGCCCTGACGGGCCTGAACAGCGCCCAGAAACTCAATACCGTTGGTGCTTTTGCGCTGGCCGGTGGGCTGGTGGCCGTGGGCGCCGCCGCCGCGACTCTGGCCTCTCACGGCGTTAAGCAGCTGGGCGAATTTCAGGCCGCCGTGAACACCCTCAATGCCCAGGGCGACGGACTCGGGAATGGATTTGACGAGCGCATCCGGGCCTTGCAGGCGGCTGGTGGGCGTACCGCGCAGCAATTCAACCGCGCTGAGCTGGCGACCGGCGCCGCCGACCTGACCAAGCAGGGCCTGGAGGAAGCGGACGCCATGAAGGTGCTGGCGACCAGCTACAAGCTGGCCGGCGCGGAAGGGCAGAAGCTCACGGAAAGCAGCACGCTTCTGCTGGCCAACCTCCGGCAATTTGGCTTCGATGGCCCGAAGGCCGCCGCCGAGGCCGCCCACTTTGGCGACGTCCTTGCAAAAGGTTCTCTCCAGGCGGCCTCCGGAGCCAAGGAGCTTCAGGAGGGCCTTTCCGTGGTGGGGCCACTGGCCGCCAAAGCGAACTTCTCCCTTGAAGAAACGGTGGGCTTCCTGGTCGCCATGGACAATGCGGGCCTGAAGGCCAGCACGGTTGGGGCGAACGCCTACCGCGCTGTACTGATGGCCCTGGCCAGCCCAAGCGGCCCGGCGAGAGCTGAAATCGAGAGCCTGGGCGTGGCCCTGGAAAACCTGGATGGGTCAGCCCGCCCCGTCCGGGACGTCCTGATGGATCTACGCAAAGCGGCTGGCGTGTCGGGGGTTGGTTACGACGACGCCACGAAGGCTGCCTTGCGCACCGCTGACAGTGTCGAATCCGCAGCAACCATCTTCCGCTCGCGGGGCGTCGTTGGCTTCCTGAACATGGTCGACGCCACCGATAAGTACATCGACGGCTTGAACAACTCCCAGGGTGCCCTGGATCAGTACGCCGACGCCCTGACCGAAGGCCCCCTGAAAGCCCAGGAGCGCCTGCGCAAGAGCGTGGACGACCTGGCCCTGACCTTCGCCCAGACGTTCGGGCCCAAGCTGTCGACCAGCCTGGACACGGTGACCCAGACCTTCCGTGATCTGGATGAGCTGACCCGGAGACCCGAAGCTGTTAAGGCCTATCTGGACGCCATTGCGACTGGAATTGGCGGGGTCACCCTAGCGCTGACGCTCAATACCCTGGCCTCCAAGGGGGCACTGGGCGCTGGAGGCTTCAGCGCCTTCGTGGCGATGCTCCAGGGTACGGTGGCGGGCGGGGTGCTCGTGAAGGCCGCCACGCAGCTGAAGACCCTTGCGCTGGTGTCGTCCGTCGCGTTCCGTGTGAACGGGTTTACCGGCCTGATCGCCACCCTGATGGCGATTCCGGCTGTGGCGGGGGCCGCCCTGACCGCTGTGACCCTGTTTGCTGCCGGCGCCGTGGCGGCCAACTTCAAGATCGCGGGCGACATCCACAACATCTATGATGACCTCGAAAAGGACGCTGCTGAGCGCCAGAGTCAGCTGATGGCCCGTGTCGCGGAGCTCAGGAAACAGGGGCCGCTCGGCAACCTGAAGGCCAAGCAGCTCCTGACCATCAGCTTGCGTTACGAATACGACAACACCCCAGAGCAAAATGCCGCCCTGGACGCCAAATTGCTAAAAATTAAGCAGGAGATCGAAGCCCAGCAGCAAGCGGACGCGGCGCGCCTGGCCGCGTCGAAGGGCAAAAAGCAGGACGCGACGGCCACCGCCGAGCAGACCGCCGCCTACGAAGGCCTGATCCAGAAGCTCACCGACCTGAAGGGGAAATTCAGCGATTCGGGGTCGACTGCTTTCGAGAAGAACCTTCAAGATCTGCGGAAATCCGTCGCCGACCTGAACCTCGAAATCGACAAGATGCTGAACAAGGGGGAAATTACCCCTGCTCAGGCGATTGCCGCCAAGAAACAGGTGCAGTCCAGCAAGCCCCAGCTGGTTCAGGGGATTATCGACCGCCAGCTGGACGCTGACGCAGAAACGCGTGTGAAGCACGAGCGCGCCGTCCAGGATCTGCTGACGGGCCTGACCAAAGATGGACGAATCAAGCGCCAGCAGGAACTTCAGCGCCAGCTCGACGACTCGAAAAAGATTTACGATGAGGAAATCGCGGCCGCCCTCCGCAACGCCAAAGCCGCCCCGACCTCCGCCAGCCGCCGCGACTTCCAGAATCAGGCAGGGGAACTCCAGCGCCTGCAGGCCGCCGAAGAAAAAGCCATCCGCGAAAAGGCCAACCAGGATCTCGAGGAAATCGACCGCCAGCGCCTGACCAATGTTCTGGAAGCCCAGCAGCGCGAAGTCAGCGCCCAGGCCAGCGGCGCAGGAGCCCGAATCAAGCTCATCGAGAGTGAGCGGGATCACGAGCTCGAACTGGCGGGCGATAACGCCCAGGCGAAACTTGCCATCGAGCAGCGTTATGGCCCGATGATCCTTCAGTTGCAGCGGCAGCAGGCCGTTCTCTCCGGCCAGGCCCAGCGCAGTCAGCTGCAAGCCACACTTGAACAGCAACTCAAGGACGCCGAATCTGCCGGCAACCGCCGCGGCGAACTTGAAAGAGCCGCCCGCGCCACCTACCTGGCCGACCTACGCACCCTCGAACTCGGCGAGGAAGCCACCCTGAACGAACAAAAACTGGCTCAGGACAAGCGCGTTCAGGCCGAGCGCCTCACCATCTACAAAAAAGGGCTGGATGACCGCCTGGCCCACCTGAAAGACTTCACCGGCAAGGAAATCGCGGCGATGGAGGCCACCCTCACCGCCGAACGGGCCAAGGCTGTCGCCTCTGGTGACGGGGGGCGTGTCGCCGCGATTGACGACGCCCTGGAAAAGGTTTCCGACGTGAAGTACGAAAACCTCAAGGATTTCAGAGAGGAACTCACCTCGGCAGGTAAGGAAGCGTCCAGTCTCCAGACCCAGCTGAGAGAAGTGGCGCAGACCCCGCTGGAGAGAGCCATCAAATCGGCCACCAGCCCGTTTGACGGCGTCTCCGAAAAGGCCCGCAAGCAGCTCGACGACCTGCGGAAAGCCTACGGCAAGGTGGCCTCCCCCACCCCGGAGCAGACCGCCGATTTCCAGCGTCAGCAGGCTAACCTGACCGGCATTCTGGTGGAATCCACCGCCAGCCGCGCCCAGGCCAGGCGGGACGCCGAAGTGAAGTACCAGCAGGAGGTGAACGACCGCCAGCAGGACGCGTTCCTGAAACAAGCCAAGCGTGAACTCGACCTCGGGCAGATCACCCAGGACGAGTACGAGCGCCGTCTCAGACTCGACCTCGACTACTGGACGCGACGGCGTGACAATGCCCAGCGCGCCGGCAACACCGAGGGGGCCGATCAGGCCGACGGCAAGGTGCAGGCCGTTCAATCCGAGCTGGTGCGCCTGGAGGGCGAACGCCGCCAGCTGGCCAAGGACACTGCCGCCTTCTCCCGAGAGCAACTTCAGAGCAACCTGGAGCAGGCCCGCACGGAAGGGGAGCGCGTCATCGCCTTGAACGCCCTGAATGCCAGCGACCGTGAGCGCGTGGCCGCCCTGGACTCGGAAATTTCCAAGCTGGAAAAAGAGGGCGGCCACGAAAAGGACATCCTGGCCCTGAAGCGCGAGCGGGCGGGGGTGCAGCGCGAACTGACCACCCGCGCCCAGGAGGAACTCGACCACAGCAAGGCCCTGCGCCAGAGTGTGCTCGACCGCGTAGACGCCGAAAACAAACTGGCAGAGAAACAGGCGCGCACCGACGACGACCTGGCCGTGGTGCGGGCGCGTAACCTGCTGAACCTCTACAGCCGCGTCTCCGAGATCGACACCCAGATCGGGAGCGCCCGCAGCGACGAGGAACGCAACCGGCTGACCGGTGAGCGCCTGGGTCTCACGGGTCAAATTTTGGATCTGGAAAACACCATCGCGGACGCGCCGCTGGAGATCGCCCGGCGACAGCTGGACGTGCTGCGCGAAACCGTGCAGGCCCGGCTGCAACTGGCCGGCCTGGCGGACGATGAGATCGCTGTCGCCCAGAGTGGGGTGGAGATCGCCACCCGTGAACTGGAGATCGCCCAGCAGGCCGTGGAGGCGGCCCGTACCCAGGCCGATCAGGAGCGGGCCGGGGCCGCGCTGGAAACAGCCCAGGCCAACCTTAGCAAGGCCAATGCACAACTGGCTCAGGCCCCGGTCGTCGCAGCTGAACGTCAGTTGAATATTTACCGTCAGTTGGCTCAGGCCCGTCTGATTCTCGCTGGTCTGGGAGATGATGAGGTCAGGGCCGCCCAGCTCGCCGTGAACCTGGCTGAGCGTCAGGTCAAGCTGGCCGAAGACCGTGTGGCTGCTGGTGGAACGTCGGTCGAGCGTGAGAAGGCCCAGGCAGAGCTGACCACCGCGCAGGCAGAACTGGTCAAGGCCCGCGCCGCCGAAGCGCGTGCCCCCATCGAGCAGCAGGAACGTCTGCTGGGTCTGTTGCGCTCACAGGTCGAGGAACGCCGCGTGCTGGCGGGTCTGGACGGTGACCCGGCGGCCGAAGCGCAAGCCCGCCTCCAGTTCGCCCAGGCCGATCTGCAACTGGCCCGTGAGCGCGCCGAGGTGGCCTCCACCCAGGTCGAACGCGAGCAGGCCGCCTCGGACATCAGCAGCCGCAATACCGAGGTCGAACGCGCCCGCAAGGCCGTGATCACCGCGCAACTCGCCGAACGGGACAAGCTGCTCGCGCGGATCAAGGAGGAAGCCACCGCCCAGGCCACCCTCACCGGCCTGAACCGGGACGCCGTGGCGAGCAAGCAGCTCGAACTCGAATTCACCCAGCTCGACCGGAGAGAAACAGAACAGCGCCTCCAGAATGCCCAGCAACTCCAGCTGAGCAGTCAGGAGGTCACGGATCTGCAACTCAAACGCAGCGGCCTCGCTGCCCAGGAGGTGAAACAGCAGCAGGAACTCGCCCGCGCCCTCTTCGATCAGGTGCGCGCGGCCGCCGACCTGGCGGAGGCCACCACCCGGAGTGGGTTGGCCCGCAGCCAGTTCTTCGACGATGGCGTGGCCCTGGCGAAAGTCGACCTGGCGGCCACCCGGCAGAAGCTGACCCTGAATGCCCAGGAACTCGCGCAGGCGGACGAACTGGGCGTGTCGGCCACTGAACGCCTGAACCTCCAGAAGGAACGCCAGGCCCTGCTGGGTCAGGAGGCCGAAGGGGTGCGCAAGGTCGCGGACGCTGAGCGCGAACGCCTGGTGTTCACGCGCGCCCTGCGGGATACCCTGCGGGGGCTGCGCGACGTGGCGGTCAACCAATCCGAAGCCACGGCCCTGCAACGCTTTCTGGAGGGCAGTGCGGCGGCTCTGCGCAAGCTGCGGGAAGCGGAACAGGACGCCGGGCCGTTCCTCCAGCGCCTCGCCAGCGGCGAACCCCTGGCTTTCCACGAGGCCGATCAGGGCAAGCAGCGGGTGGAAGCCCTCACCGGCGCCATCACCGACTACCGCAGCAAGCTCGTGGCGGTCGCGGACGCCTACGACCAGCAGGTCAGTGGGATTGAAGGCGTGGTGCAGGCCACGCTGCGCCTGAACGAGATCAGCGGCACGGTGCAGGCCACCGCCTTCAGTGTCCAAGTGGCCGAATCCCAGCGTCAGCAGGCTCTGGCAGAAACCAACCGGCTGCTGGGTAACCAGCAGGCCACCTACGCCCAGGTCAGCGCCGCCGCGGGCCGCCTGGCCGAAGCGGAATCCCAGCGCCTGACTGTGGAGCGCAACCTGCTGAATAACCTCGCCACGCGAGGCCAGAAAGGGGACGCCGACGCCCTGGAGGAACTGCGTCAGCGTCTGGGCAGCCTGGGGTATGCCGGGGATGAGGTGACCGACATGCTCAGGCGTGTCCGGAAAGAAGGGGTCTCGGCCCTCAGCGACGTGCAGCTCCGGATCAGTCAGCAGGCCGAAGACCGGCTGGCCCAGCTGCGCGAACGTGCCCTGCGGGGCCTGAGCGACGTAGGCCGCCTCCGGGCCGAAGCGTTCCGAACCTGCCTGGAAGCCGCGCAGGCATTCGAGGAATACACCGTCCTGAACGATGCCGCGAAACTCGCGGACGCGGGCTTCACGGATCTGGAAGCCCAGCAGGTGGCGGCCGTCAGCCGCCAGGAACAACTGAAAGCCCTGATCGGGAAAACTTCATTTCTTCAGGAGGGCGCCATCAACCGCCAGCAGGCCCGGGCGGCCCTGGATGCCGAGAACGCCGCGCTGATCGAACAAGTCAGGCTGCGCAGAGGCATTCAGGACGCCTCACAGGTCACCAGGGACGATGTGGCGCAGCAGCGCAGCATCAATCTGGCCGTGGAACAGGCCCGGGCCGTGGAAGTGGCCCTGGCCCCTCTACGCACGAAGCTGGAGACAGAGCGAACCATCGCCGTCGCTCAGGCCGTGCAGGAGGAGCTCGGCAAACTCAAGGTTCCCAGCCTGGATGATCAGATGCGCCGCGTGGGCGTGTCCGCCGGTGAGCAACTCCGACTCGCCATCGAGCAGCAGCTCAGCCGTCCGATTCCCGTTCAGCTGAGCACCTCCGGCCTGTCGTCGGGCGGGCAAAGCAGGCAAAGCATCCAGAAGTCCCAGACCGTGAACAAGACCTTCCACAACAGCTTCAACATCACCACCCAGCCCGGCCAGGACGTGAATGTTCCTGAACTGGCCCGCGAAGTGGCGACGCACCTCAACCAGCAATCGGAGGTCTACGGAGAATGCCCCTAGACGAATATCTGGAAATTGGCAGCCAGGTCTGGGAACATCTCCCGCCTGGCGCGTCCGTGCAATTCAAACCGCTCTATTCGAGCAGTCTGGTCGAACACCTCAGCGGCCGGGTGGGGTTGTACCGCAGCCCGCTCGGCGGCCACGAGGTCACCATTGAACCGGGTGAGAACTACGTGGTACCCCTGGCGGTCAAGCTGGCCCTGGAGGCCGCCCACGCCAGCGGCACACCCGTGCACCTGGTGGAAACGTACCAAGATCCCGGTGTGCGGCAGGTGTGGCCGGCCTGCCTGCTGACCCGCGCCGAATTCGCTGAAGCGCCCGGTACCGACCGCGAACTCTTCACCTACCGCCTCACGCTCCTGACAGGGGTTTAACCATGACCGCACAACTTGCCCTTTTCGCGGCGGACGGCAGCACGTCCGCCTCTTTCTTTGATTTCCTGACCGTCAAACCCGGCGAGTCGAAACAGCAGGCTTTCAGCGTCGTGAACAAGGGCGACGCGCCCAGCACCGACAGCCGCCTGCGCTTCGCCGACGTGGGCAGTGATGCCCTCTGGGGCTGGCTGAAAGTGACGCTCTCCGGTACCGACTACGTCTCCCCCAATCCCGTGCCGCTGGGCCCGCTGGCGGCAGGGCAGCAGGTGAACTTCACGTTGAGCATCACGGTGCCCGCGGACGCGGAGGCCACTACTCGGCCGCTCAGCGCCCTGCTGATCCCCGAATGGGTTGACTGATGCCGTTCATCATTCTGTCCACTGGCGGGCAGCCAGAACCCGTGTGGGAGTGGCATTCCGGCCAGCCTCTGCTGATCCAGACCACCGTGAAGGGCGGCTGGCAGGCGGGCACACCCCTGCTGATCCGTGCCGCCACCGCGCCCCTCTGGCAGTCCGGCGCCGGGCTCTCCATCCGCCTGCGCACCGCCGATCTTCCTGCGCCGGTCGTTCCCCCACTGCCGCCCGTGCCTGCTGGGGCGGTCGTGCACGCCCCGCCTATCGCCTACCTGATCACCCACGGCGGCCTGCCCCTGCAGGCCGTCAGTTACAGCCTGGGCAACAGTCGGGGCGATGGGGACGCGAAAGACAAGCCGACCGCTACGGTGGAACTGCGTGGTCAGTACGGGGGACTCGGCGGCGAACTCTTTATCAGCGTCACCGCCACTTCTCTCACGGATGGGCAGCACTACGCCGAGGTGTACGGCCCGTTCACGGGTCTGCGACCCAGCATGGCCCTGAAAGCCGACGGCTGGGTCACGACCCTCAGCCTGGCCGACACCACGGCCGCCGACGCTGAGCGTGAACAGGGTTGGGACGTTCTTCAGCGCGAGTACCTGCCCTGGGAAATCGAGCGCGACCTGACGCCGGAACAGCAGGCCGAGAAAGCCCGTGAGGACGCCCTCAAACAACAGGCCCTCAAGGATGTCAAATGCCAGGACAAAGCCAAACCGGATCTGCGGAGTCAATCCGTTCACAGCGTCATCTACTGGCTGATCGAGCGGCTCGCTCTGCCCACGGTGATCACCGCCCCCTTGCCCTATGCCCGTGACCGTTTCTGGGCCACCGAGGACACCGGCACCGACTGGATCGGCACCTCGTACAAGGTCAAGGGCAAGAAGGCCATCGACGCGCTGCGGGACATCCTGGGCCGCGTGGGGTGGACGGTGAAGCTGCTGGAGGGCCAGGTGATCGTCGGCCCGCCTGCCCCGCTGAGCAGCGGCAAAGCGGAATCGGCCGGCGAGCTGAACCTGCCGGAAGCGCTGCTGACCGAAACGCGCATCGAACTGGTGAACGCCACGGAGGAAAGTGGGGACTTCACCACGCCGCGCCGGTACGACTTCACGGGGGCCAGCCGGCGGTTTTATAAACCGCCCATCCCGAACGATGATCCTTCGACCACCCCGGAGGAAACCTTCGAGACCATGAAGGCCGGCACGATGAGCTGGGGGCCGCTCACGGCGTACTCGACCCGTGAGGACGGCACCATGCGCCTGGAGAGCACCACCAGTGGCAAGCGCACCAAAGCCGGGGGCGTGCTGGTCAGCGAGGAACAGCAGAAAGACGGCATCGTGAAGGTCAAGGGCTGGCCGGATGCCGACGGCAACCAACCGATGGTGGAGATGTGGGCCGCGCCCCTGGAAAAGCGCACCACCACGTACGGGTACAGCGATCCGCTGTACCCACAGGCCATCACCGAACAGCTGGAAACAGTGGCCGCCTTCCAGGAGGTGATGGGCTTTGTCAGCGACCCCAGCGAGGTCATCCGCACCACGCAGACCTGGCACCCCAAGGGCTGGCTGCAGCGCAAAGACACCGTGAAACGCGCCATCGGCGAGTGGTTGACCTGGACGAACGCGGACGGCAGCACCACCTACACCCTGCCGGCCTGGAGCACCGAGACCGAGCACGAAACCTGGTATCCCACCCGGCCCGGCTGGTGGAAACACCACATCATCCGCACCACCGAAACCTACGTGCTGCGCCGTCTGGACGATGAACCCGAGGAACTCGTCAAGCACGTGAAGTCCGAGGTGCTGGTCAACGAGGAAACCGACCAGGGGCCGCCGCTCGCACCGACATCGGGCGATGACACCTGCCCGGAGGACAAACCGGAGGGCTTCGAGTACCGTGTTCCGCTGACCGGCAGCTTCAACACCAACGGGCGCGGCGACCCGGTCAGCGTCGACATCGAGTGGGCCACATCCATTCCAGCGACGTACTTCGAGTGGGTGACCGCCACGAACCGGCAAAGACCGGCCAAACGCACCACCTACAGTGCCCCGGTGCCGATCCGGGCGCGGCTGGGCAGTGTGGTCAAGAGCTACAGCATCCAGGGCAAGGCCGGCAGCGTGCAGGCCAGCGCCGTCATCGAGGAGGTGACCGAACCGTGAGTTGCAAGGGCAAGAAACCGGAGCCGACCACCCGCCGGGGGCAGATTCTCCAGCAGGTGCGCGGGAACGTCTGGCTGGTCAATATCCCCGGTGTGGGGGTGATTCAGGCCCAGGGGCAAAACGCCAGCCTGCGCCCCACCATGACGGTCACGGCGGTGCAGGCGGGAGGCTCATGGCGCGTTGTCTGAAGTGCATCAAATGCCAGGACTGTGAGTGTCCTTCCACGCTGACCGACGAATGGGTGAATGCCCAGGTGATCAGCGTGACCGGGCACACGGCGATCACGACCCAGGGGGTCTACACCCTTGGGCCTGGGCACCATGCGCGGCCCGGGCAGGTGATCACCGTGCCGAAAGCTGGTGGACAGACCATCGGGCACACCCGGCAGAAGCGGAACGTCAGCAAGCCCACGCTGGACGATCCGCTGTTCTTGCCCCCACCCGTGCAGCGCGAGTTCGCCACCCCCTTGCCGGAGAGATACCCCTCAGCAGCATTGGGGCGCGGCTTCTGGCCAGCGACCCCCGGTGAGGGTGTGCCCGACCCGCTGGACTGGTGGCTGGCCGTCACCAACGGCTGGCAGGAGCGCAGCCTCCCCCTGAAGGCCGGGGCCAGCGCGGCGCAGCACCAATCAGCAGGGGCGCTGCTGCTGAACGACGGCTCCGGGCTGGGCGTCGTCGTGTGGGGCGGCCCAGTGCCGAACATCACGGTGAAAACCTACCGGGCTGAACCCCCACCCAGCGAGGAACCCCTGCTGGTCACCACCCTGCCGGGGTTGCCGCAGCCCGAGTATCCAGTTCCGGAACCAGTGGGGAGCTTCCAGTACGGCTCGTCGGTGGCAGGGACGCCGACAGGTTTGCGGGTGGCCGCCTACATCCTGGCGGCCCCGCACGGGGTGGAGGGCAGCGCCGAACCCAACCCGCTGTACCTCTGGAACGCCTTTCTGGACATCGACCGCGCCGGCAACGCTTCCGGCTGGACAGCCTCTGAATTCAAGAAAGTGATCGATCACCACGAAGGGCCGGGCGTCCCCGTCCCCCGCCCCGCCAACACCATCGACGGAAGGATGTTCGTCTGGGTGAAAGAAGTCTGGGTGGAGATCACCGCTGATGGCCCGGTGCCCCGCACCGCCGCCGATGTGGAAAACCTGCCGGGACTGCTGCGCACCCAGGACAACTCGGGCAATGAGTTCACCATGACGCCGCTGCCCTGGCCGCTCTCGGCGGAACCGGGAACAAGTAACGCTCTGGAGCCTGACCGGCACCAGGGGGCCATCGTGCTCGACCAGACGGTGAACGCCCCCTGGATGCACCCGCCCACCCAGACCGCCACCATCACCCGCGTCGAGGCCCTCAATAAATCCCAGGTGCTGCTGCATCTCGACCACCTCCCCCCGGTGCTGGCGGGTTGGGAAGGTTCACCCGGCGTTCTCCTCCCCCATCTGCCTGCTGTACTGCTGGACGATCCGGATCGGGTGTTCAGGAGTCAGTATCCCGTCGGCACGGTGCTGACCTGGGACGGCCCCACCGGGCCAGCGCAGAGCATCGGTAAGCCCGTGACCAGCCATGTCCATGACAGCAACCAGTCGGTAGGAGACCTGCCTGAGCACCCGCTGAACCGGCCGGACAGGCCGCCGCTGGCCTGGCGGCAGGGCGGCCTGGGCTGGGTGTCGGCGCAGAACCCGCCGAGCTGGGCCACCCCGCCCGACCTGACCGGCGCGGAACAGTACCCGCTGGCCTTGGCGGTCACGGGCGGCACGCTGACAGGCCTGACCGGCAAAGACGGCGCCGGGCTACCGGACACCCCCGCGCTAACGCCGAAGTTCAGGACGTTGCTGCGCTGGGCATTGCCAGGGCCTGGCGAGTACGCCCTCACCGTGACCTGGCCTGCGTTCACCGCCAGGGCCGCGCAGGTCTCCCTGGCGCTGCGAACCGATTGGAAGGCCGTCAAGGACGGCAAAGTGACCGTGAAGGTGAACGGCACGCCCGTCAGCGAACCCAAACGACTGAGGGCCTGGTTGCAACGAACCTACGCCCAGAACACCGACACCGTAACGACCACGCTGACCGTCACCACCGACCGCCCTCTCACCCTGACCATCGGGCAGCTCAGCCTACTGCTGACTCAGCAGGCCCTTTAGGAGATTTCATGCTTGTTCCCATCGACCTGATCATCGAAAAGCCCCTTCAGTTCACGCACCCGGCTGCCCAGGGCGACCCGGATACGGGTGAATTTGCCGTGCTGGTGCTGACCCTCTTTCAGGACTGCACCATCACCGTGAACGGCCAGAACCCGCTCGATCCGGCGTACAACGGCACGGGCATGAAAATCGCAGTCATCAACCCAGGCGACGCGGTGGTGATCACCCCGACCGCTGCAAGCGGCCGGGCACGGGGCCATTACGACCCGCTGCCCGGACGCGTCGGCCTGGGCCACCGCTACCCCCGCGCCACGGTCTGGAACGCGACCAACATGGGCAGCGGCGTGAACCTGGTGCGCACCACCTTCACCACCACAGCGAAGAAAGCTTACGGGGACGGCACGCCCGCGTCGTCCGGACTGATCCTCACCGGGCCGGCGAGTCTGGCCGGGATGCAGGCCAAGTTCTATGAGGGCAGCGGCCTGCTCGCCACGTACACCTTCAGCCAGGAGGTGAAAGACTCGGCGGCCCCGCTGGGCAACTGCTACCGCGCCCTGTTCCTGCCGGATCAATTCTGGACAGGTTCGCCGGGCAACACCTACACCCTGGAGGTGTCACGCCCGGACGCCACGGGAGGGTTGAAAATGTACATGGGCAGCACGGATCAGGCCATTCACGGCGGGCCGAACGGCTCGGCGCTGCTCGGCATCAGTAACCTCAGCACGCAGTATTCGACGATCACGGACGCGACCCTGAAAAACACCGCTGTGAGCATGCTGTTCGAGATCGGCCACTTTCCTGACTTCCCGCGCTGATTCCCGGGGTTTTTATTGCCTCGCGGTGCGATGATCACTCGCAACACTGCTGGTTACCGTGAGCTCAGCAGTGTTGGGGCTTATCACTTGTCCACGACCCGCCAGGGGCCGAGCGGCGTCAAGACGCGCGGCAGGGTAGGGCGCTCCAGGCGAACGCTCTGCAGGTCATCGAGTTCCCAGCGCTGCACTTCAGTGCGCAGCAGCCAGCCGAGCGGCTTGTAGTAATGGCGCCACAGGGTGTTGAGTTGGTGCGCCACGCCGTCAATTTCCACGGTGATGCTGGTGCCGTGATGCGCGAGCAGTCTCATGGGCGCCATTGTGACCCCCAATTATTTGGCGCAGATCATTCGGCCCTCATCTGATTGAGCAGGAGTTCGCCATGCCCAACGCACCTCCCCTATTCCCAAAGAGACAACCCCTCATCCCCACCGTTCCCGGCGCGGTGGGGCTTTTCATGCCCGGGAGAGGAGGATTGATGTCTGGAAAGCAGACCGAATGGATCGGCTTGCTGCTGCCCGCTGCACTTGCCGCACTCCTGCAATTTGCGGCCCCGCTCGCCGACGGCAAACTGCCGCCACGTCAGCAGATGATCGGGGCGGTGATCATCGCGGCCATCGTTGCCAGCATGTCCAGCCTGGCCCTGCAGGAATGGCTGCACCTGAACGTGGTGCAGGCCGGCCTCATCGGCACCGTCACCGGCTTCATTCCAGCGGCCCGCTGGGTGCGGGTGGCGAACAAGGCCCTGGAAGCCCAGATGCGTGAACGCCTGAAAGTCGAACTCGAACAGGAAGCTGAACAAAAGGAGGTACCTGCGGATGTTTGAGGCCTTTGTCAGTTGGTGGTTGGGCACCTTATATGACAAGAACGTGCTGATCGTGGTGCGCGTCGTGGTTGGCGTGCTGGGCCTGCTCTCCGCCTCTGCGGCCTTCAGGAACGCGTGGCATCCTCTGGAAACTGAGCGCACCTGGACGACTAAAGACACCTGCCGCTTCCGCTGGATCAACTGGGCCAAGGCCCTGTCACTCACCCTGGCGGCCGCGTACTTCTGGGTCGCCGCGTTTATTGAGGGTGACCGTGTCGGTAGCCCGAACCGTCTGCTGATCGGGAACACCACCTTCGCGCTGGTGTTCTTGTTCAGTTGGATGGACACGCTGTTCTGGCGTTCCCATTACCGGAACAAGCGCAAGGCGCTGGAAATCGAGGCGAAAACATGCCGTGGCTGAGTGCGCGTGTGCTGGTGGGGGTGCTCACGCTTGCCAGCCTGCCTACCACCGCTGTGCATTACCGCGTAACCCGCGTCGACCCTGTAGAGCGCGAATTCCGCAGCGCCTCCCAGAGCAAGCCGGTGATCGGCACCATGTCCACGGTCTACAAGATCAACGGTCAACGTGTAGGCATCCGTGAATTCTGGGAGGCGCTGCGGCCTGGTGACGAGGTGGACGCCAAGGTCAAGGTGTGGCGCTACTTCTCCCAGGCCGTCGTCGTGAGCATCAATCTCAAAAGGAGGGTCACACCATGACCGCGTTTTACCCTGTATTGAATACGCCCACCACGGTGTACACCGTGCAAGCGGGCTGCGGTTTTCTGAGCAGCAGTTACTACGATGCCGAAGGGGCCGTTCACCCTGCCGAGGATTACAACGCCGTCACGGGCGCGGACACCGATCTGGGTGACCCGGTGGTGGCCGCCGATGACGGCACGGTGATCGAGGCAGGCTGGCATGGGTACATCGGCGGTGGCGTCCATATCCGGCACGCCGATGGCAACACCAGCGGCTACTGGCACCTGCGCGACATCCACGTCCGCAAAGGTGACGTGGTGCGCGGCGGCGACCTGATCGGCCAGATCGGCAAGGGGGGCAAGGGCGAAAAGAGCCCCATGAAGGCCCACCTGCACTTCTATGTGCTGAAGGCGGGCGTGAATCTGCCGCTCTTCTACTGGCCCAGCAGTCACGAGAAAAACCGTGCCAGGGCGGAAGCATTCGTCAGGGACAAATACCACCTACCGAGCGAATGGTTGAAGGCGCGGGGCGCCAAACGCACGCTGGCCGACCTGCAAGCCCAACGCGGCACACCCACCCGCGTTCTGGTGAACGACGTCGAGGTCACCGGGCAACTGGTGCAGCGGCCGGCCAACGGCGTGACCATTGATGCCCGCACCAGTACGGTGCGTGTGTACGCCAATGAAAAGGGCGGCAACCCAGAGATAAGTGTGCCCGCCCTACCTCCACAACCCTAACCCCACTGCCCACGCAGCACCCTGTTCGCCCGCCCTCTCCCGGCCCCTGCCCAGCGCAGCGGGCCGCGCCCAGTTCAGGAGACCATCATGACCCAGCCCCACGCCACCCGCGCCGACATCGAAGCCATCGTGGCCGCCCGCCGCACCCGCGCCGAGCAGCTGAAAGCCGAGCAGACGGTCTGGAAAACCATTCCCGCCCTGCCGCAGACCCCCGCGCCCACAAGCGCCACGCTGACCCCGCTGGGCGTACCGAACATGCCGACGCCCACCGCGCCCGCGCCACAGCCGGTACCCGACGAACTGACGCCCGAGCAGATCGACCTAGAACTGCAGCACCTCCTGACCACCATGCTGCCGCCGGTCATGGCCGAGGTCATGCCCACCGTCGAAGCGATCAAGGCGCTGTTCGAGCCGCCTTTCGCGTGGCACGAGGTGCCCACCGCCTTCCGGGCGGCGCTGCGCCTGGGTGAGAAGATTGCCGCCACCGTGTCCGAGGCGGTGACCCGCTACGCCACGGTGCTGCACGACCTCGACGCGCAGGCCCTGGTGGACGTGCTGATCGAATGGCTGCTGGTCAAGCTTCTGAAGCCCTATGTGCCGGCCTGGGTGTTCGGTGCCCTGAAGCCGGCGATCATCGGCGCGGTGAAGATGGTCTACGAAACCAAAGTGCGCCCGCAGTTCAAAGGGCAGCGCCTCATCCTGGCGCAGTGAGGTTGGCCATGACCCTGACCCCGAAAACCCTGACCTTCAAGCGCGGCGACAGCTTCGAGCAGACCCTGCGTGTGCAGCTCACCGAAGGCCCACCACTGACCGACCTGAGTGCCACGGCGCAGGCCCGCCGCGCCAGCAACGACGAAGAAGTGGCCGAACTGGACGTGGACTTGCGGCCCGTGAGCGCCACCGAAGCCCTGGTGGTGCTCAGCCGGCCTTACCGCGACACGGAAACGTGGCCGCTGGGCATCCTGCTGATTGATGTGCAGTTCGACTGGGCGGGCCTGCGCCTGAGTACCCAGACGTTCCAGGTCAAAGTCATCGCGGATGTGACCCGCCATGCCTGAACTGAAAGTCACCCTGCTGGACACCTCCGGCCCGATCTCGCTGGAGGTGTCCGAGAGGCCACCCCTCGAAGGCACCGTGCTGCTGGACGTGCTGCGCGGGCAGAGTGCCAGCCAGGAAACCGTGCCCGCCCGTGGGGACTACCCGGCGGGCACGGTGCTGACGCGCCTGCATGACCTGCAAGACCGCAAGGCTGAAGACATCGACACCGACCTCACCCTCTGGTTCGAGAACCAGTTGACCTAACGGAGACCCCATGAGCTTTGAAACGAAAATGCGCGACCTGATCACCCGGATGGCCACCGAATTCAAGAAGGTGTACGGCATTACCGGCGACAAGGCCAACCTGCAAACCGCCGACAAGAGCAGCCTCGTGGCGGCCCTGAACGAACTCAAAGGACTGATCGGCAACGCCAGTGGCATCAACGATGCCGCGCCCAGTGCGGGCAGCACGTACAGCAGTCAGAAGATCGAGCAGCAGATCAGCGCGGCCATCACCGCCCTGGTGAACGGTGCTCCCACGGCGCTCGATACCCTGAAGGAACTCGCGGACGCGCTGGCCCAGGATGACAGCGACATCGCCGCGCTGGTGACCGGCCTGGACAACCGCCTGCGCGTGGACGCCCCGCAAGCCCTGAGTGTGGCCCAGCGCCAGCAGGGGCGTGACAACCTGGACGTGTACAGCAAAGCCGAGATCGGCAACCCCGAGCGCGACCTGGTGGCGGACTTTAACGCTGCTCTGGTGAGCCATGAGCCTTGAAACGAGATTAAAAGCGGCCTTTGAGCGTGTAGCGGCCACCATCAAACAGCGTGGCCTGCCTGCTGGGGGCGCGGCGGGGCAGGTGCTCACCAAGGCGGGAGCAGGGGACTACGCGGTGGGATGGACGACACCAGCAGGGGGCGGAAGTGGGGGCCTGGCGGCGGTCAGCCACGACGGCACGCTCAGCGGGGACGGTACCGCGACCAGCCCCTTAAGTGTTGTGGGCAGCACGAGCGGCACGGGCGCGACGCCTCGACTGAGTGCCCCTATGCCCGCCATTCAACGCTCGCCCCGCCTGACTCAGAGCGTCGGCGTGGCGAGCGGCGTGTACCGGCAGTTCACACCGAATGCCGACATCACGATCACTGGATTACGCGACACGGCGCCTCACAACACCACGGTGCGGGCGGTCATCTGGAATGCCAACACGCAGGCACGGGTGGCCATCTCGCCCGTCGTCACAGCTCCCAGCACAGCACAACCGTACAGTGTCATGTTTGCTTCGCCGGTCGCACTGACTGCGGGTGTACCGTACATGATCGGGATGTACTCTGAAAGCGGGCAACTGCGGGCCAGCGACCTGATCGAAAATCTGGCGTATGCAGGATTCACGGTTGACCACCAGACGCATTACGACCCATACCGCAGCAATTATCCGAACAGCACGATCGCCACGGTGGACAAATGGGGGCCGACGTTTGATCTCCTGCAACCAGCCACCGCTCAGAAGGGCGTGATCGGGCCAGTGGACATGGTGGATATGCCAACTGTGGCGGCCATCGCGGATCTGCCAGCAAGTTCCTGGGCCATGCTGGACGATGGCGTGAGCGCACCGCGGCCGGTGCGCAGGCGGGCGGACGGGAGTGTGTGGTACGGCGCAGCATTCACGAACACCCTATGA